ACCGTGAAGATATTTCAAACCGGCCTTATCACAGGCCATCTTTTTTTCTACCCATTGATAAATATTGCCGTGCTCCGTAAATGCGATTGCAGTTTGCCCAAGCTCTACGGCGCGGGCGATGTAGTCACTAAATTTTGTGGCGCTGTCCAGCAGCGACAATTCAGTATGGACATGGTATGCGGTATAATTCCCGTTCACGGGGTTCACCTCCGTTCGTAAAAGAAACTTATACCGCGCTCACAACCAGGCGTCTCAGGCCATCTTCACCGGTCGTCAAACCGTTCTTTTCGATCAGCTCTCTGCGTCGCTTGGCCTCCGCAGCCTCCCAACCGCAGGTTTTGCAGTTGGGGCCGGGGAGACAAGGAGCAGGAGGATTCATTTTGGGGCGGTGTTTGAGCATACATTCATAGCTCATTTGGATCACTCCTATTCATTGATTTTTCCAAAGACTTCATTATCGTCTTCGACTTCAAGAAGTTGCTGGGGAGGGAAGGGCAGCGGTGTTTTATAAACCGTCTGATCCCATTTGTAGCGATAGTCCAGCTCTGCCTCATTTGTAAAGAAGCGCTTGGATGGGCGATCGTAAAAGACTTCAATGCTTCGACTTTCATATCCGGTTAAACGGTCTTTCAGGATGTCAATAATAACATCTGCCTTAATAGGCTTGACACGCCACCCGCTGCCGTTGAGCTTTGGTTCGCCCTGTTTATCTTTTTCTTGGACGCGGTACAGACTGATGATACGGTGGGCAAGGTCAATAATCGCGGAAATACCTTGCACATCCATCTTGTTCAGCCGGCGCATCATGTCGATTTTGTGCGGATGGACAACCAAGATAACAACCACATTGAATTTAACGGCAAAAGCAATCAGCTCCATAATCAGTTCTGCTTGCTTGTCGTATTTGTTGTTATCGTTGCCCTCAAGATCCATAGCCGTCATGTTATCGAGGATCAACAGCTTTGTGCCATACTTTCGCACAGAATCTTCCATGGATTTAATGATGTCTGTTTTCTTATTGGATTCACCATCTTTACGAATGTAGAGCCGACCTCGATAGAACTCGCTGATTGCTTTCTTTGCCTCCGGTGTAACCTTGTAGAATACAGAGTCGTTGAAAGAGCACTCTTTCACATTGCGTTGGCCTGCAAAAATGAAGTTCAGCCAGTTTTTCGCTTGGAAGTTAGGAAGCTCACCGGAGAAGAGATAGGCGTTTTCGCCACGATCCAAGCACTGGCAAATAACTTGGTTCAGAAAGGACGATTTGCCACTGCCGTTAATACCGGTCACGATATTCAGCGTCCCGTAAAAGAGCTTCATCAGATAGCGATCAAGATTAGGAAGACCGGTAGGAATGCCATCCAGTGCATCCAAGTCCACATCTTCAATGTCGGAAAAGTCAACAACGCCGGGAACAGGCGACTCTTTGGCGTCCAGGATCAGCTCTAAAACCTTTTCTTTACCAAAGAAGTAGAGCACTTCATTCAGATCGTTGATCGCCCGCTTTTCCTTTGTCTCTTCGTTGATAAAGAAACGAGGAATTTCAACAACCTTTGTTCGCCAACTTCCCAGACGATAGATGCACTCACGCTGCATCTTGAGACCAGCTTCGTCATTGTCAGAGCAAATAATGATGGAATCGAACTGCTCAAGCCAATCCCAATTTTCTTCGATCCAGTGGAAATTTGTGCTACCAAGAGGCACAGATACCGCGTTTGTAAATCCAGCCTCAATCGCAGACAAGCAATCAGGCTCACCCTCGCAGATCAACAGCGGAACAGTAGTGTTGATACGGTTCATATTGAACAGCAGCGGAGTTGTATCTGCACCTTTTTGGCACCAGCACTTATTTTCACCTTTGTTAATTCTGCGAGACGGGCGATATTTAACCATCGTCAGCACATCGTTAGTATCGTAATAGTTGAAGACGGTGTTGCCCTCATCGTCCTGCCTTACATCGGCATAATCAATGGTGGAAGGGCTAATTTTCCGCTTCTTGAAATATTCGTACACCTGGGATTTATCGTCACATACAACTTCCTTGGGATACTGATACTGCCGGCGAGTTTTAACACCAAGTTCGCCAAAGGAATAAGGCATACCGGCCAGCTCAAAGAGCTTTCTGCAGGCTTGGTTATATGTCATTCCCTTCAACATGAAGACATCCAGAATGTCATAGCTGCGGGAGCAAGCACCAAAACACCGGAAGTTGTATGCTTTCTTGTTGTAAATAAAAGAGGCGTGGTTCTCTGCGTGGAACGGGCAGCAACACTTCATATCGCGCTCGTCATAATCAGTGATCCCCAGCTCCTCAACGATGATACGGGCGTTTTCATCGCCAAGTTTCTCTTTTGCCTGCATGATTGCATCGCGTTCAATCTGCAATGGCTAAACACCCCTCTCTTAAACTAAATTCTTACTTGCGATCTTTCTCGTTTTCTTCCTCTGCTCTTCGCAGAGCATTTGCGTATTCCAACGCATACCGCTTTTCCTCTGCGGTCAATACATGGCCGCATCTCCTACACACAAGCTGTCTGTGCAGCTCGTCATAAACAAAGTCATGTTCACACTTAGGCATTTGCAATCCTCCTGTTTCGCGTGTCGATTGTGTCACGCAAACTAACGGTTGCCGTAGCACCACTCAAACTGGCGGTTGCAACCGCTGAATCTCTGGACTCAATGGGAATTTGACTATTATTGGCGTTGCCAATTTTTACAGCCTCACCAGAATGGCGATCACACAGAAGAATGTTTCCGTTATGGACTTTGACTTCGAGATGCTGATCTAAGATGTCTTTCTTTACATCCACAATGTCTTTAATTCTTCGCATCGTAACTCCTCTTGTTCTGAAATTCAGAGCAGATCTTCGTATTCGCACTCCTCAGCCACATCGCACAGATGCTTACAAAACCAGAACTCAAGATGGGCATTCCATTTGCTTTCAGAAGTGATTCTGCTAATCAAATCTCTTGCCCATTCTTCAACTTCCTGCATTCTCTCGATAGAGAACGGTTCGCAAATCCATGTGTTTGTGCGGAAGCAGTTAAATTCCAGATAGTCTGGATAACGCCCATATAGTGCATGGACAGCATGGGCATAAATGTAAAGCTGTCGCAGGTACTCATCTAACTCCACATCCGACTGCGTGGGTTTTGAACGATTGGAACGGGGTTTCAATGCTCTCGACTTGTGATCGGTTATGTAGAGCTTCCCATCCTCATCTTCTGACATCAGATCCAAAAAACCGGTGAATGGATGTCCTGCAAACTCGAAGTGCATTTCATCCTCTACTTTAAGGATTTTCCGGGCAGGGAACGACAGCGCTTTCAAATACTGCCGTCCCTGCTCCAGATAGCTATGATAGATCTTTTGCGTCGGAGCTTTTCCGGTAATCTCGGTCAGAAAATGTGTCAGGTAGTACGGAACAAGCTCATTTTTTGTGAGCACTCCGGTTAGATATTGCTGCATGATGGAGTGCATCAAGCTCCCGTACTGTGCAAAGAACTTGGATTGTCCGCGAATACGAAAGATGTATCGTTGCAGCCATAGATAGGGGCAATCTTCAAACGCTGTCAGTCTTGAATAGCTCCACTCCATTGACTCGATTGTCAAATCGTATCGCATAACTCACCTTAGAAGGGCAGGCCGTCGTCGCCGTCTCCGTTTTCATTGTCGGTATCATCACCAAGAGCGGTAGGTGGCGCATCCTTCTTTGTGGTCTTCTTGCTTGCGGACTTCTTAGGAGAAGGGGATTCATTATCAGAGCTGTCACCCTGAGACTTATTACCGCAGAACTCAACACGATCTGCCTTGATCTCCCAAGCAACACGATTGTTGCCATCCTTATCCTGATACTTCCGGCTTTGCATCTCGCCATACACCAGCATTTCACGACCCTTGGTAAAATACTGAGCTACGAACTCAGCCGTCTGACGCCAAAAGACGACGGTAAAGAAATCGGTCTCGTTCTCCTTGGAATAGGCGCGATCAACGGCAAGATCTACAGTACAAACAGCAGTGCCGCTGTTGGTCTGGCGCAGCTCAGGATCGCGCACAAGACGGCCTTTGACTACAATCAAATTCATTCTGCATTCCCTCCTACGAATTTCTTAACTGCGTCCATAAGGTCGGTCGCAGCCTTTACATTTGTGATAAGGCGGTAATTACCAGATGGCTTACCCTTCTCATCCTTGACATACTTCTTAACCACTGCGGTCAGCTTTGTTCTTGCATCCTTCAGCTGTTCTTCATCCGTAATGGCGCTGAGATAGTTGGACACCATACCGTCAATCTCTTCAACCAAACCGTTAACGATCTGGCGTTCCTCGGCCTCTGCAGCTTCCATTTTCTTAGAGCGCCAGTTATCAGGATCGTCGTCGGGAGTGGCAATCTGGAAGAACTTCAGCATAAAGTAACGGTGCAGATAGCTCAGGCCGCTACCAACCGCTTGGCTTGCGTCTCCCTGTTGTCCTACGATTACCCAAGGCACCACAAGCTGGTCAGAAGGATTGTCCAGGTTAACCCATGTGAATGTCATGTCCGCGTTGACAAGAACTTCGTTAATGCTTTCCTCCATCTTATCGCCGTTCTTAGCGTACTTGATCTTGGTGTAGTTGTAGGGGGTAATCACGGCAGTGTTAGGAACAATACCGGGATACAGCAACACATGATACTTATCCATGCCGGCAGTAACACGGGCAAGGATCTCATCTTCGGATACATACTTATAGTTGTAGCCGGATTTGTTTTTGCGGATGACCTCTACCATCTTGCGGATGCCCGCCAGCTTTTGGTAGATACTCATCTGTTCGATGGGCTTCTCTGTGGTAGCCATACAAACCTCCTAAATAATTTAATGCGTTGCATTCTCGATCAAATAGGTTGCTTCCATGTCTGCAAGATGCGCCATAGCAGCCAAAGGAGACATTTCAAATGCCTTGTTCATACTGCTATCGCCGCCTTTAACAGCAGCATCGAAAGCACCCATGTGAAATCGAATTGCAAAAATTTCATCTCGTTTGAGCTTGATAAAACTCTGGAGAATGATAACAGATTTTTCACCGTGCCCAAGAGGAAGACGATCTTCCACTTTGTAAAATGGCTCAGACACCCAATCAAAGTAGCCTCGTTCATCTCTCTTTGATCCACCTTCGCCATACACCTTGACATTTTTGAAATCAACGGTGTAATAGTTTGCCTTTGTCAAATCATGGAATAGAGCTACGATCGCTACCGACTCAGGCTCAATTCCAAGATCGGGGTATCTGCTGACAAATCCGGACAGTGTATCGTAGACATTCAGACTATGTTCCAGCAAACCACCAGGGTAGCACCCATGAAAACGAGAGCTGGCCGGAGCGGTATAAAAATCTGATTTTTCAAGCCATTCCAGCAAGGCGTCCATTCCGTCTCGCTGTACGGTGCGACACAAGCCGATGAAGCGATTTTTCATCTCTTCCAACTTGGTAGTGTCTTCGGTTGGCATTTTATCACTCCTATTTATTTTTTTTATTCACAGCAATCGTGTGAAAAAATGTGTCGATTTGGCGATGAATAGGACACCCCAAGGTAAGTTGTTGTTGGATTGAAACCTGTCTAATCTCCGATAGATTTCAGCATAAAACAGGCATCACAATAACACTTGCCATCAGTTTCAATCTTTGCATAATCGCCGGTAATTGCTTCTCCACATCCGTCACAGTAAATTGTTGGAACAAATGCGCCACCGCAAACAGGACAACCTTCGTATTCTTCGTATGGCGGGGTATCCAGCCCGTGGCGCTCGGTGTAGTGTTTTGGACTATCAAAGAGTTCGCCACAGTCCAAACAGATATACTGATTCAACGGGAGATCACCTTCCAAACTGCGGTGTTGCGCCCGGTGATTGCGCTTGGGCGACGCCCAACAACCTCTACCATGGCGCTCTCTTTCAACTCGGTCAGACGAGGACGAACGAAGTTCATATCCATATGAGAAATCTTTCCACTCTCAACAAGAGATTGTGCGATCTCCTCCGCAGTCATGCCATTGGCGTGCTCTTTCAGCACAGACAGGATCAGCTCCTTGCGATTGTCGCGCTTGGGGATAATCTGGTTATATGCTTCACGCCGATTGCGTCTTGTGATATTCATTGCAATCGCTCCTTCGCGTTAATTTAATGCGTTTCAAATCCAACGAATAGTGGGTTCGCCGGTAAATCCGTGTTCCCAGACAAACCATGCAAAGCACATAGTTGTTGCCCACGGCTTGCCGTTTTCATCAACTGCACTTCCGTTGTTCAGAGGGCTTTGCCGTTTGGTAAACACATACACATATTTTGGCGGGTGCGTGTCAAACAAAGGTCTGCGTTTCTCACCTTCAAGCAACTGGATTTTTGCAAAGATGATTACTTTGTCGTTGGAAATCTCAAGCGCTCGTTCAATAAACTCCTTCGCCAAAGAAAATGGTGGGTTGGTAATCACATTATCGAACTTGCGCCCAAAGTTGTGGGTTAGGAAGTCTACCCCCCCCTGAATTGAACAACCAAACTTGTCTTCACGATCAATCAAATCAGTTGAAACAATTTCGCTGCCTGGGTAACGATCTTTCAGCAGCTTACTGATATGCCCTTGTCCTGCTGCCGGCTCTAAAATAGATCCGGAGAGCGGAACGCGATCCAGAATTGCTTGGGTGGTATCAAAGGGAGTAGCATAGAAGTCATTTTCCGCACGAGAGCGGGTAGGCGACTTGCCTGCCAAACTCGTACCGGTCAAATACTTTCGATCAGATATACTTCTCAGCTCCTTAGAACGAGCAATCACAAGGAAGAGCTTCATCTTCACGAATGAGCTTTCGTGCAATCGCCCAGAATTTTTGCGGGGTAGTTTTCTCGGTTGGCAGCAGCGCTTTTTGTTTGAGAAATGCAAACTCTGTTTCCAACTCAGACAAATAAGACTGACGCAAAATACTGAATCCGATTGTGTTTTCCGCCTGCTTTGCCTTTTCCCAAATCTCAGGATAGAGGCAGTACACAATGAACCAGTGTTGCTTACCAGCTTTCAGACAGCCGGTACAATTCGCATGATTAAAAATACTGTATGTTTTCGGACGATCAATCCCAATCTCCTCAATCTGATAGATGGTACGCTGTTCCCAAATCAAAGGGTATTCAGTCTGATAACCCATCATAGACATAATGCCGATCCTACGCTTAATTCGATTTTGTTCATTCGCATCGAACCCGTACACCAGAGAAATATCTTCTCGGATATGAGGAGGATTTGCTGGATAGTGCTCGGACAGCCATTTGTGGAATGGCTCGGTTTTCATCTTCTGGGTACAAAGTGCTGAAGACTGAATGCCATACTTAAATGCTTTCAGCTCAATACACACATCGAATTGATCTTTTTTGTCCCATCCTGGCATATTGGCGTATGTAATTGGAACGCCAAGATAATCCGAAACCTCATGCTTAAAACGCTTTATGTCTGGATCTTCGGTGCGTGGACACAAATCATGGTTAAGAAGAATTGTATTTTCCGCTCCGTATCTCCGAACAGTTTCCACGGCGGCAATCGCTGATGAATGACCGCCGGAATAACAAACGATATGCTTCATACCGACCACAACCATCTCGGTTGAGGTCAACTACCTAATCCTCCAATGCTACTTACCGTGAGGTGTTCACGCTGTAACAGGTAGCTTTACTCTGCACTTATCAATTTTACAGAAACCCGGTCTACCGGGATTGGTATTAGCTCCTTCTTGTTTTGATAGAATTGATGGCGCTCTGTGCAGCGCCGGGGCCGTTATCACGGTCATACAACCGTTCATCAAACTGCTCATCAGAGCTGAGATCAACTTTCATTACGCGACCTTTCACATAGTCGAAGTAATAAGTCTGCTGAAGCAGCTTTTCAGCCTGCTCCGTAGTCATGTCTTCCGGAGTGTAGTGCAGGAATCCCATACCCTGCGGACGAGCACGGTTATAGAGTGCAGCGAGAACATCAGGCTTGCTCAAGCCTTTGATTGACACCATAATGTTTTACTCCTCTCGATTGAGGAGGGGTGGACACATTACGCAAGGCGTCCACCGCCTCCATTATTGCTGTTGTTCCAAAAGTCCCAGGCCATCATTATGACCAACAGTATCAACAATGCTGCCTGTGGAACTTTCATGTTACTCAGCAGCAGCCGGCAACTGGGGCAGCTGAGGCACCAGCTTATCCAGCCAGTAATTGAGCACCTTGTTATAGGTATTGTCATTGCCCATGTAGCGCTTGAGCATTGCTGCCATCAGTCCGGTCTCAGCGCTGAAAGTATCTCCGGGCTGGCACTTTACCACAGTCTTAGTACCGTCATTCCAATAAACGATAGTAGCGGGGCCGTGGAAGATTACCTCAGTAGGACGAGGCAGTGCGGGAGCGGGCGGGGTCTGGAAATGATTCGCGGCAGCATTCCAGCCGGCAACAAAATCATCAGACAGGCGATCTCTCTGAACAACCTCAACAGGGATACCACAACGGATAGAGGGCTGAGCAGGGATCAAAGCAGAACGAAATGCAAAAGCGGGGTTCATAATGTTTCCTCCTTTAATTACAGAAAGATTTTCTGATTTGCTAACTTGTTAGTCTTTGGCTTTTACTGAAGAATGTCCAAACAGCAGGTAGCACAGGAAATAAAGCGCATATGACTGCAGATATGTAATGGCCGGCAGACCAAATACGGCAGGGACAACTGCATTCCACAGCAGCATGACGGGCAATGCTACAAACAAACCGACTACGGCAATCAGCAACATTGCAAGAAGAATAGCAACAAACACTTTCATATATCCTCCTATTTAATGAGCGTGAAGATCGCAATCGTTAAGGATCAGCAAGCGTTTCCATTCTTCCTCACCGATCAGATTTACGAGCTTCTTGGTGGTTTTCTGAGGATTGTCTGACTTTGCAACCACATAAGGGTGCATATGCCAGCGGATCAGAAGTGCAACAGCCAGTCGATCTTTCAAAGCGAGATCTCCGGTGTAGGAAAAGCTATCATAAGCGCCGACACGCTCGTGATGATAGTAATGGGCAATATCGGTAGGCTCTCCGTGGGAGTTATGGAAAACCTTTGTGTGTTCCTTGCCGATGTCGTGCAAAATCGTAGCCCGCTTGAGGGTAATATCGGCTTCGGGATAGTGATCGTGCAGATATGCCCACGCCGCCAAGCAATGCTGACCGATTGTGAACTCATGGTGCGGGTTGTCATGCTCAATGGCACTGAGACGCCTGAGAGTTTCTTCCCAATGAAACGCTCCGAACTCATCGTCATTCTCAATCCAGATTTCGTCCCATCCCTCAGCCATCATAGGAATGTCGAATTTCTCATACATCCGCTTGATAACATCTTCAGGGACGGTACGGTCTCTGCCTGCGTTGTTTTCCAAACACTTAGAATAAGGTGTTGCCATGAACACGCAAACGGTGGTGAGATTCTTAATGTGCAGCGCCCGCACGCGGGTCAAGAACTGCTGACGGCGACGGTAGTTGATATTGGTAGCGTCATACACAACATTTTTGCCATTGCGGAGATCGTCAAGCACGCGGTCGTGGAGAGTTTGGAAGACCAATTCCTGATTACTCTGGTCGGAGATATTCCCCAATACCTCCTCACGGATCGCATCACTGGAGTGAATCACAGCATCAGGCAGTTTTTGAGCATGAAAGCTCTTGCCGCTGCCGGGAAGACCAGCCATCATATAGAAATACTGCATTATGCCGCACCTCCAATCTCGGAAAGAAAACAACGCTTGAGAATTTCAACCGTGGCGTTCTGAAGCACTTCCTCAGCGTGTTTGTTGATCGCTACGGGGTTTGTGCTCATATACGCTTCCTTAGTGGACTTCATCATATCAATGGTGTTTGACATGATTTCTCTTGCTTGTTCAAGCCGATAGCAGCCGTGCTTTACTGCCATCAGATAATCGTGTTGCTTACTAATCAAGCAGTCTTCATAGGGTTCGCCGTTGAGATACCTGGTCATAAACTCCTGCATCCGCAAGGCGTGGTGGAGTTGCTTTGGGTCATAGCCGAACCGCTCGATCTTATCCATCGTGGCTGGATACGGATGCTCCATCGCCTTTTGCTTTTCCAAAGCCATACCGACAAAACAGTTGACGCCGGCAAAATTGTTATAGCGGGCAATGTCTTCTCTTGCATCCAAAACAGGCTGGAAAAGATCAGCGTACTTTTCATTGATGATCATGTAGCGCGTGAACAGGATCTCGACGAAGTTGACATTCTGCTTTTTAATGCAATCAAACATCAGGCGGATATCTTTGAAATCCAGATGTTCATCATTTTCCATGATATGGGTGGTGCTAACCGGCTTTCGGTTGAGCACAAAATCAGAGAAGCTGGGAAGCACGATAACCTTTGTGTCGATGTCGCTCCCCTCATAGTCCAGGTTGTAGTTTTGAGAGCCTTGCAAAAACAGTCCGATCCACTCCATTCCGGAGTCAAGGACAGGCTGCAAATGCTCGTTCATCCGTTTTCGGATTTTCTGAGCCTTTTCCAAATCAGTCATCATACGGCTCCTTTCTAATGCAGTCTCGAACGATCCTTTTGTATAGCAGGTGATCATACTGCTCCATATCTGACCAGAACATCAGATATTCAGATGTGTATTTTTCTGTCACATCGCCGGAGGCATCGTAGAGCCGACCTCCAATCTCCTGAACAAAGTGATTTTCAATCGGCTCATACATCATCGTTCCGCCAAATCTTTCTTGCAGAATAAATGCGAACCAATAACAGCAGCCGTACAGAAACACATCCTCAGAGCCTTTGAAGTGCTTGATAAAGCCCAGGACGGTTTCTTTATCCATTGGCTTCATCTACTTCCTGCTGCTCTTCCATATCGGGGGCAGCAGCAGACTCTTTGATAATGCCCTCAAGCACCTTGAATGCGAAATTCTTATGCTTATAGGCGGTAAATTTGGGGCGATTGACGATCCGGATTACAACACCTTCACGGATATGAGACTTGCCGACAGGATCGGGGCCGTCATAGAAGGTTTCTGCGAGGTTTTTCACATACGCTCCGGCGTCGATTGCGGTGGGACTTCCAACAGCGTCGGGAAGGATAAAATATTCGGGGATATATCCCTTATGGAATACAGGGACACACTTAACACCCATCTGCTCACAGCGATAACGCATGAAGTCGGGAGTGTATTCAACCACATCTCCGTCCTCATTGGTCATGGTCATGCGATACACATAGAGGTCAGACTTGGGGACATCTTCATACATCGCTCTTGTATCAGCTCCGGTAGCGCCGGCAGCACCCATATCAGTCGTTGCCTTAACAATATCCTGATTGCCGATAAACTTACGGCCACTGGGTTCGCATCCATAGCTGAATACGGTAGTTTTTCCGTACTGTTTGGTAAATTCCTTATCACCAACCTTGGCGTTGTTTCCGGGAGACATAATAGGCGTACCGTCATCTGTAAAGCCGACAACCTCGTAATAAACCGTTTCGCCCTTATGGAGCTTACCTTCAAAGACATTGGCGTGCTTTTCGCGGAACATATTGCTGCCGTAGAATCCGCCGTCGTATCCGTCAAGGACAACGCGGCGAGTACCGGTCACATATCCCCAATCATAGATGGGTGTGCGCTTGATGCGCTTTGCGATCCATGCAGGGGTTTTATCGCTTTCATACAGAGTCTTTGCCAGACGATTGCGATAGGAGTATCCCTGCAACATAGGCAGAAGACCGGTGCGCTGGGAAGTGCCGTGCATTTTCAGTGAGATCTCCACGAGATCTCCGGGATGAAATGCGCTCAGGTTGTAAGCCAACTGCTCGGTATCAGAATGTTCCATAAACAGAGGAGAAATAGGATCATGCTTTTTACGGACTCGGCTTCCGCCAGCAGCACTGTGAGAACGATTGGCCTTGGGAATGTACTTCTCACAGATAGTGATCCCATTCAAAACAGAGATGGTGTCACCCTCTTTGAGCTGAGAGATATCAGTAAACTCTTTCAGACTGCTCAGGGGGAGGAACAAGCCGTCACTCTTCTCTCCGCGCAGCTTCAGCGCCTTGATATTGCGCTTCTCAGGATCAAGATAGCCACCGGCAGGATTGCCGTTCTGATCCTTACGGCGCAGCAGATCGTTTTTCTGAGCAAACTCAATGCCCAGCTTGCCATCAGTGGGGAAGTAAATACCCAGCTGATCGGGTTCCGTGCCAAGATCCACGATGACAGTATTACCGAAGCATTCACCACACAGCAGACGATCCGCATTTGTATGTTTTCGCAGGTTGCGAATCCTGGTCACATACGCACAGTACAATTTGATCACTCCTCGTTAATTTAATGTGTTGCTTAGAAATATATATACTCCACCCCTAATGAGAAGCGGCATACAGAGATTTGAGATAATGCACGGTCGATGCAATGGTTTCGGCTGCAGTCTTCATTTCCTCAGCCGTAGTGCTGACACCCATTGAAATACGGATAGTGGATGCGGCCAACTCTCTTGAAAGTCCAATGCCCAAGAGAACATGGGAGGGATCTGCGCTGGCGGCACTACAAGCAGATCCGGCGGAGACGCAAATATCTTCCTTGTCCAGATGGAGCAGTAAGGATTCACTTTCCACTCCGGGAAGGGTTAGACTGATGATGTTATATGCAACATCTCTCTCTCCGCCGTTAACGATGTATTCTCCGACATCCATATTTCGCATGATGTTCTCGAAGAAGACCTGGCGCAGCACATACCATTTCTTTTGCCAATCGTACAAATTTTTGGTTACAAGCTCTGCGGCAACGCCCAAACCAACAATCCCAGGCACATTTTCAGTACCACCACGAATGCCGCTCTCTTGTCCACCTCCGTAAATCAGGGGTTTTCTGAAGATGCCGTTGCGAATATACAGAATACCGGTTCCCATTGGAGCGCCAAACTTATGGCCGGAAAGAGAAAGCATATCCACATGGTAAGCATTCACATCAATGGTGACATGGCCCGCTGCCTGCACAGCATCGGCATGGAATGGCACATCGTATGTATCGCAGAGAGCGCCGATTTCCGCCATCGGATTGATCGTACCAAGCTCGTTGTTAACCCACATAATGGACACGGCTCCGGTAATACCACGGTATTTCTCCAGCTTTTCTTTAAGGTCATCCAAATCGACAACGCCAGAGGAGTTTACCTTAACAAAAACCGCTCTGGTATAGGCAGCGGAGACAACGCCTTTTTCTACCGGCTCCAAAATGGAATGATGTTCAATTTCGGTAGTGATGATTATGTGACGGCTGAGATTTTTGATCCAAGCATTGTTTGACTCAGTACCGCCAGATGTAAAGTAAACCTCAGAGGGATCTGCGTTGATCATTCGCGCAACTTGTTTGCGTGCATTTTCAATCGCCTGATATGCCCGCACACCCTGAGTATGGATGCTTCCGGGATTTCCAACATGATCAGGCTGGAACCAAGGAAGCATTTGCTTTAGAACTTCCGGATGAACGGGGGTAGTGGCCGCATGGTCAAGATAAATCATTTTTCACACTCCCAGAAGAAAATAAAGGAAGCCCAGAAACGAGTTGCCGATGTGTTTCTTTCGTTCTGAGCCTCCTTAATTTAATGTGTTGCTAATCAGAGCAAAGGACGCAGAGCATTCTCTACGGGCTGATAGCGTTCGGTGTTGAGGGTTTCCAGCAAGCACTGGTAGGGATCAAGCTGACCACTCATAACCATCTTAGCGATGTTGGGAGAGAAGCCGCTGACCAAAGCAACGCCCAAATCATTCTCCTTGACGGGGATTGTGCCAGTACGGGAATTGACATTCCAGAAGACCAGACGGGGCAGCTGATAGCCAGCGTCACGATAACGCTTGGCGATGGTATCAAACAGAGTAACCGTGGGACGATTGATGCTGTAGCTGTAGCGACTGTTGGAGCCGCAAGTAGCGCATCTATCAAACTCCATGTCGGAGATGATCAGAATGTTCTGGGGAAGATCCTCCTGAGACATCCGGTTTCTGATAGCCGTATCCAAAATGAGATCGAAAACGGCTTCAATGTTGGTATTGGCGACCTCGTTGTGGCGTCTTGCAATAGACAGCTTCTCACGGAGATTGCGTCCCTTGCTCAGATCGACCAGACGGGGATTTTCGGAAAAGGTAATGTAGTTATCCTTGAACTGGCCGGAAGAACGCTCGGCAAAATAGATTGCCAGAGCATTGGCGACTTCCAAGGCAGAAACATCCGTTCCGCCAACACAGACTCTCATGCTGCCGCTGCCATCTGCCACAACAATGGTGTTACCGCAGCCCTGAACCGTATCGGGAAGAGCTTTCCACAGAGCCTCCAATGTAGCGTCAGTACCGTTCTTGCTCTCGTACTGATGCACAATGTCGTGGGGGAACAGGGTACTGGCGTTGATCTTGGCCTCTCCACGCTCGACACTGGCAAGGAATGCACGGCGACGATCCTCATCGTGACGCAGGAAAGCGCTGTTGTAGCGAAGATTTGCGCGAGAGGGGACACGCTGATATTCAATCTCGTCCCACTGACGAGAAGACATCTGCTGCTCCACAACCACCAGATAGCGACACAGGTTGGACAAAGTGTGCTGATACTCGCGCTCCGTCATGTTCATGGCAGAACACATCATAGCGGCATACTTGCGTGACTGGCCGGAAGAAGACTTTCTGCGAGGCATCCACTTTGCGAGAAGGGAAATACTCTTCTTCTCCTGAGCATCGGCCATATCCTTATGGAGCTGCTGAGCAACCAGAGAGATTACATCGTCGGCCAAGGTGGTGTCCAGCAGGCACCAGAGATCATCCCAGCGTCCATACTCAGGAACCAGGGCGATGACGGCCTTGATGTAATCAGGGTGATCCTTAGCCATCTGCAGCATCGCTGCGCGGAACAGGCGTCTCTCGCCAAGACCGCCACGGATGTCACGGGCGAAAAACAGCCACTTCATGGCGACACCCTTATCCTCAAAGAAAGCCTTGATGAATCGGTTTGCGATGTCCTGCTCGGTAGCAGAACGCAGGGAAGCAACTGCGAAGTTGAGATCCAACAGCGTGCGACCGGTAGTACGGTATCCAACGGCACCATTCTCGGTGACAGAAGGAGCGCCATCAAGAGTATTCTTGACAGCAGACATAAAGTTTGTGCTCATTTTCTCTTACCTCCTAAAAAATTGAGATACCCGGAACACTTATTACTTGATGCTGTTCGTGTTCAGAGAAGTGAAGCGGCAGGCAGGATTTGAACCTACGAATGGCGGCTTGGCCTTTTCACCTTGCTGTTAGCGAAACTCGTTCGCATTTTTTTATAGCCGCTGTCTTAACCACTTGACTACTGCCGCGTGTATGTCTGTCTTTCCAGACTGTCACCATTTCTGCCCATTTGTGAGGTTGGTTTAGAATGGTTTAAGCAACTCTTCCTCCGGCGCCGGGAGCAGGACTCGAACCTGCGACCACAGGATTAACAGTCCTAATTCATTGCTGATGGCGTACACCCGGTACGCACAATTACGCGCTCTATCCGCTGAGCTACCCCGGCTTATACATAATGAGCTATGAGCGCTTCCCTCATAGAAACAGTGCCCTCGGCAGTTGCGCACCCGCTTTGGTAAACGCACGGTATCTTAACTTCTCCGTTGCTTTATTTCACACGCTACACTGTTTTGCATTCATCTTGTATGCTGTTATTTACACTGAGTAGCTATCTCAGTGCGTATGGTTAGCTAAACCATAACACCCGTTCTTTTTGGCCGCTCCAACCTGGGACTTGAACCCCGGCCCTCCGACCACACTTCGGCCAGCGTGCTTTCCACCTACACCATTGGAACTAAAGGCACAGCAAACTCAATCAATGGGCTTTATCTTTGCCTACTCATTATTCAATTTGGATGGTGCGGAAGGGAGGACTCGAACCTCCGACACACAGTTCCCATATTTTTAAGATTGCTGTGTGCGTCATATACACGACGCATTTTTATTTCTGTTGCTCTGCCGACTGAGCTACTTCCGCAGATTGCCGTCTGTCCGGCTGTCAAGCGTCTATCCGCTTTGTTTGAGAGAGGGGGAGTAGAGAGTTTGGCGGCTTTATTGTGGGAGCTACGGAGTTGAACCGTAAACAAAAGATTTGCAGTCTTCATTGTTTCATTAAAAATTGCTGTAAGTGTCCGCCGCCGATTACACTGAGAAAGTATTGCCACCGGACGCTCCCATATAGTGCCGCGCTTACACGGCAGTAGTGGTCTTTCCCACCGTCATTGAAAAAGGGGTCAACAAATGGATTTACTGCACCGGCCACCACACCGGTTGGCGGAGGGAGCGGGACTCGAACCCGCACACCCTTTCGGATTACTCACGGTTTAGCAAACCGCTGCCTTACCAATTAGGCTTATCCCTCCATGTATGAGATGCGTTTGCAGGCATCTCATATTGATAAACGCTTCAATGTGACACATTCACTTTTATGTACCCAAAACATATGTGTAAGATTGCTGTAAGTGTCACAAACCAACCGCTTACTCCTCTGTGCTCAGGAGCTTGGAGAAGTTGGAAATAATTGCTGAGTTATGAGAACGCTGTTTGCTCATGTTCTCGCGGGTCTTTGCCAGGTTCTCGGTATATTCGTCGATCTCCTGCATAGCGCCGTCAAGCTGCTGGTTGATCAACTCCAAACTGGAAATGGTGCGCGTCACCAGATCTACGGCATCGTTCGCCTGCCGTGTCAGAAGTGCGACCTCATTGGTCTTCTCCTGAAGGATGTCAGTAGTAACACCCTGCTTCTTTACAAAAGCCATACGCCCTCCTTAGTTCACACCGTCAATGCTGACGATGGCACCAGAGCCAGAGACGGTAGGCATCTTGCCGTCCCACTGCTCATACTTGATCTTTTCAATCAGCTCCGCAGTCAAGGACGCAGCAATCTTTCTGTTCGCATCTGCCTCGGCTTCAGCAGCAATACGGATAACCTCTGCTTCTGCATTTGCCTCAATGATCGCCTTTTCTGCTGCAATCTGAGCGACTTCTTTTTCCTTATTGGCATTCACCTTAGCGGTCTGCGCCTCGATATTTGCCAGCTCAAGCTCCTGCTGTGCAGTAACCTTCTTCTGAATCGCTGCCGCTGTCTCGGCATCCACAGAAATATCGGTAAAGTTTACGGTGTCAATGATGATGCCATACTGATCAAACTTTTCTCTCAGGTAAACATCAAGCTCAGCATTGATCTGAGTACGCTTATCACCAAAGATGTCAGTAACGGGATAGTTTGCTGAAACTTCCTGAGTCCAGGCTACGATTTTGGGCTTGATGAAAGTATCCTTAATTACCTCGCCGGCCTTTCCCTTAAACATAGTGAAGGTCTGCGCAACACGCTCTTCATCGAAGCGATAAGAGAACTCCAGATTTACCTTAACGGTTTTGCCGTCAGAAGTAGGAATACTGAAACTTTCATCCTTGGGTGAGTCGCCCTTGTCTTCTGCGGTCAGATAAGACTGCTCAATACCGATGGAATAGGTCGTAACCTTCTTAGTAGGAGCTACGATGTGCCAGCCCTGAGTCAGTACCTCGCCGTCAACACCACCGTTCATGTTGTAGACAACGCCGACATAACCAGCAGGAACGCGTTCAACGCAGGTGAGCGTCAGGATCAGACCGCCAAAAATGATAATTGCCAGAATGATCGCTCCGATAAAGCCTTTCTTTCTCAACTTTGATTACCTCTTTTCGTTAATTTGGTTTTCTGTGTCTTCTGGTTCTGGATCTTCTTTTTGCATTGCGTCTTTCGCATCACCCCATATCCGGCTAACCAGTTTTCCGATCGGTATGAATGCGAACGATAACAGCACCCACAGCAAAGCTGCTATCAGAAAGACGAGAAAGATGAATACCGGCAATGCTACCCCCCCCTATAATGGAATAAATAATTTAATGTGTTGCTATTCTAAACCTAAATGGCCGAAGCCATTCAGGAGAAGAGCTGCTTATACAGCTTATAGTCTCGCACCCTGGCGGTATGCTTTGCCTTGGTGCTCAAATCCTCATGGAAGACATTTGAGGCAAAATCCCGATCGTCCAGATTGAAACTGGAGCTTTCGCACTCCAAGCGATACGCACGATAGAATATGCCGGACTGATATACCACATCATACCTTAGCGAATACACGCGACCGGCGATTGCATTGAGTCTTGAAAGCATTCCGCGCATCTTTACAATGTCGATCTGCGGGCTGCGCTCTGTACGGATCAGATATTCAGACCACATATACTTGTGGAAAATCAACCCTTTTGCCTGCTGGTAATATCCTTCTGCATCACGCAGACGCTCGAACAAACGACAGATATCATAAGGCATTTCAACCTTTTCGCCGTTTTTCATAACGCCATCTTCCAAGACATCCGACTTTTTGAAATTCAAGATTTCTTCTTCGGAAAACCCATACCATGCCAGGTACAGGATTGCGGAAGGAATGTCGTAAAGGGTGTCGTCATAGCTGTCCGAAGATCTGACGGAATCGGATATGGCTTCTTGCAGCATCGACAGATTTTTGTAGTAGTGGATGTGCTTGCTGTCTTTTATGCTCAAGTCCTCCACGCTGATGGAAGCTAAAACCTGCTCTTGCTCCGATGGTAACACACCATTTGCAATCAAGTACCGAACATAGTGCATTACCGCAGCCTTGTGGTTTGGAAAGGTAAAGGAGTGTCTGATGCGCATAGAGTTGAACATCGTGACAAATTCTTCTTTTGTGAATCCGGCATCCAAAGACTTTCCTGTTTCTTTCTCGAACGCCTCAACCTTCTTCCAAACCTGAGAAAATACTTTTGGGTTTGCGAAAGAGGAGCATCCGTTTTCGGAGTCCTCGAAAAACTTCTTGCGGATCATGTTCCCCTCTCCTATCCGTCGAATATTTTTCTGTGTTACTATAATACCACTTGGTAGGTCTGTTGTCAATAGCAAAACACAAAATTATTCGGGAATTTTTCGAGGGATATCACTTGCTTTCGCGGGCAAGATATTTGAGTAAGTACGATTTGTCCTGATCGGAAAGAGTATCGAAGAATGATGTTAAACGGTCAGGGCAGCGTGTGAGCTGTTTCCATGTAGTATAGTTGGTTTGCCATACACCCATCCAATAGGGAGCAAGACCTGAATTGTCTTTCTGATCGAAGAAGCGATCAAGCAGATCCATAATCTCTTCTGCGGTTGCATCCAGAGGGCGACGAATTTTCTTTCCGGTTTCCATTGTTGCCACAAGAACAATCTTAGTCTGCTGGGAAAGCTGGATGTTGAGATAGATGTGAGCGCTGGACGCCATAGACATCTTTTTAGGAAGCTCTCCACGATACGGGAGCATAATGTCCTGATCGCTTGCACTGCGCAGTTCGATCGCAGTAGCGTCCAGCTCAAAATCACCGAAATCTTCGACCAGGCTGTTTACAACTTTCATTTTTTATCTCCTCCATATCGCTATTTGATTGACTTGCACGAACTCATGTGATATAATCAGATACAAACACGATTAAATTCGTTCTGTGTGTTATAATACCAGAATAAAAGCGTGATGTCAAGCCTTTTTCACGAAAATAATCGGGAGGTTTATTATGGATTCCATTATCTATACTCGCATAAAGGAGTTGTGCGCCGAAAACGGGATTACTATCAACAAATTAGAGAGTGAACTTGGTATGAGCCAGTATTCTATTGGCAAGTGGAAGAATACCACGACTCCAACGATCGACAAAATTTCAAGAATTGCTAAATACTTTGGTGTTTCCATAGACTATCTGGTCGGAGCAACCGATATCCGATCTTCCGCAGATGAGTTGATGAAAGATCGTGATTTCGTGTCTCTGCAGCGTGCCAGAGAGCGGCTATCTGAACGAGACAGAAACCGCATGATGGCAATGCTCAAAATCGGATTTGACTACGCTTTTTCTGACGAGGATGAAGATAGTGATAACAAGTCCGTTTTATTGGACACCTAATATGGTTTAATATATACTGCCATAGAAGGAGGGGAGGTCGAAATGGTAAGAAGGATCTTTGCTCAGCGAAAAGTTTTGGATCTTTATCAAAAGATGGATGTCATCCAGTTTCCTATTCAGCCGGACAAGTTACTCCCTTATTTACCCCATCGTTGCCGCATCCTTACATATAAGGAAATGGCGGAGGCTGCTGGATGTTCTCCCAATGATGTAGCTCTTATGTGTAAAAGTAACTCCGGAGCCACACACTACGATATTGAAAACAACCGTTATCTAATTTTGTATAACGAAACGATGAACCAGGGGAGAATACTGTGGACGCTATGCCATGAAATCGGGCATATCTGCTTAGATCATTTGGAAACCATAGAGTGCATGGAGATTGCAAACAAAGACGGTAGAGAACCATACGACCAATATGAGAGCGAAGCCGATTATTTTGCATGGAATTTGATCGCCCCTATGCCAATCATGCGAGAAATGGGCATCCGTTCTACGGCTGAAATTCGTGTAAAGTTTGGATTGTCCACACAAGCTGCTGCCCTCCAGTTTGATCGCTACACAAAATGGTGTCAAAGCCATATCAAAACAGCATGGGAAAATCATATGCTTCGTGAGTTCCATGCAAAATATGTGCGGCAGTAATTTAGTTGCACTTGTTTGCAACTGTGCTATCCAAACCACGACTACACACAATATATTGTTATCGCGTTCTGAGTTAATCAATATATTGTTATATTCGACACTTGATTTACTTGCAGTAAACCGCCCTCGTCAGAGGGCGGTTTTTTTTAGCTGATCATTTGCTTTCCCCAAGAGATCTGGAACTTTCCGTTTTCGTCTTCTTCACGGCTCATCAGCATAGACATGAGATCATAGTCAACGCCAAACCGATCGTAAATCTCATCCAGATCCACATCTTGCCCCTTCATAAACAGATTGAGCTTTTCCTTGGACAAAACCATCTGCATCTGATTGGATTCAATGCTTCCGGAATAGGTGACAAAATAGATATCCTTCCACTCGGTAGATGTAAAACGGATAAAACGGTGATAGAACTGGCTCATACGAGCATTATTGAAGTGCAGCTCCGGAATGATAACCTTGTTTACAAACTCAAAGTTAACACTGGAAGGAAGACACTGCTGAGTGCAAAGCAAAATGCCATTTCCGCTTTCTCTCAGCGTTTTCCGCAAAGCACGACGCTTAGCAAGTGTAGTAGTTGCGCCGGTGACAACAAAAAGAGGACGGTTTGGAAAACGACTGCGAATTTCTTCCTCATAGGCGGTAACTACATTCTTGTGGCGTACACCGATAACCACAATCTCATCCAAATTTTCTTCCAGCATGGACATAACCTTGCGAATCTTTACGGGAGTATCATTTGAATGATACTCTTCCACCGTATTGGGAGCGGCAGAAATGCGCAGGAGCAGCGTAATCTGCTGGATCAGAGCCATCATGCTATCCTTGCGGCTATTACCGGTGGATGCGAAATAACGACTGCGCATAGAGTAGAACTCTTCAATCGCTTTGTTATAGACCTCGCGTTCCGCAATAGAGAATCGAACGGGAACCTGGTGGATACGGCGAATATCTTTTCCGGTAATCTCCTCAAATGTTCTTGTAATGACAGAGTAGGCAAGAAGATTGCTTAGCACATCTGCATTGAAGATGTCCTGAGAGCGCTTACCAACACCGAAAACTGTGATCTTTTCAGGCAGGTGGGACTGAGAAAACAGGGTGTACCCAGGCTTGTAAGCAGGAATGGGCTGACCATAATAGGGATTGCTCGTGGCATCCAAAAACCGATCCCCGTCATCCCCTTTTTCATAGGAGTACAGAGTTTCCGCCCAAGAGATCATATTATAAGAGTTATTATAAAGCAGCTCCAACTGAGGTGCAGCCTCGGAAATGTTGTTACGGGTAATAGTGCCGGTCATTGCCAGTTTGTATTTGACACGGCGGAAGCAATCCAAAATAGCCTTGGTACGCTTGCTGTTGGGGTTTGTCATCTCATCACTTTCATCCAGAACCAGGCATACATTCTGATTGCGAGATTTGATATGGCGCTTAATATGTTTGCGATACTTGGAAAGCATATTCATAGTGATAATTACATACTCTCCATCCTGCACCCGTTCCAGATCGCGCAGCTTAGAGATCATCCGGTAGGGAATGGAATAGTTCTTGAGGACTTCATCCCAGTTGTTCTTGATGGAGATAGCAGTAGAAACAACCCATGTGTTACGGGCGCTCTGGCGCTGCATTCGATACATACCGGCAGCAATGCCAGCCAGAGTTTTACCGCTGCCCTGTTCCCACTGCAACAGATGATACTGTTTCTGTAGAATAAGATTGAGATCGAGCTTCTGCTGTTCGTTCAGATAAATCTGTTCTTCATTCTCAAGATCATACACCGTGAAATCATCCAAAAACTGTGCAATTTCGGGAGACTGAGACATCTCAGAAAAAGGCATGGTCTCGGTGTTGTATTGACGCTGTTTGCGACGAATAGTGCGTGCAAATACATCGTAATTCTGTGGGTTTTCACATTCGGATACAATGCGGTGCATAGGAACCTGCTGCTTCATGTCATCCGTCATGGTACGAGCTGCCTTTGGGCTATATGCTTTGAAGACAATGCCGTAATCCTGCTTAACCATGCGTACTACATCCTGGGTAGGTTTGGTATGCTGAGAGCGCAGAGTTCGACGAAGATAGGCAAGCACTTTTGCCTCCGTAATACGGATCTTCGCCCACTCCTCATACTTCATGTTCTCCGGCATAACCTGATGCTCAAACTTATAGAGGTATTCCTGACACTTGGCATATTTCTCACGGATCTTCGGATTGCTCTTGATCTGATAGAGCATTTTCTGAACCTGATAATGGAAATCGTCATCGTTCCCGGAATGAAGCGCCAGCTTTGCACGGCTACGATCCCGCTGCATCCGCTCCTTAGCAGGGGCAACAACATCTTTACGAATAACATCCAACAAAGACGCCGCATTATCCAAGTTGGTCATGTTGAACCAATTTGCTGTGTTCAGGTCGTAGTGAGAACCATTCTCCGACTGATCCAACTTCTTCTGCCAGAACATAAGGTTGGTAGGGAAATTGGTAACGCCAAGGTATTTGAAAGCGCCTTTAGGAATAGAGACCTGTCCCAAAAAAGAGAAATCTTTTTCCAGTTCAGAAATTTTCAGACCATCCAAAAAACTATCTGCCAAAAAGGAGGCAGGAACAATGATTGCCATAATACCAAGAGGCTTGAGCAGTTGAGCTGCTTTGACGCAGTAATACATCTGAGAGAGGTATTCTCCCTGATCGGTGTTCCATTTCAGATTGAAGGGAGGGTTGCCAACCACATAATCAAAACGCATATCTGGGTTATAATAGCGAATATCCTTGTGTTCCAGATTTGCGGCAGGATAGAGATAGTGCGCAACCTTGTGGGATTTGATGTCCAGTTCACATCCATAGAAATTGGCTTCCATAGGCATATAGTTACAGAAGTTTGCAATGCCGGATGTCAGATCGGCAACGGTTTCATCCATACCAGGCTGCAGAGCTTTCATCACAAACTGACAGAGCACGGGAGGCGTGTAAAACTGTCCGTTCTCGATCTCCTTCTTGGCTTCCGAAAACTCGTGGTAATTGTCGTAATCAGAACGGTTCAAACCGTGCAATCCACCATCGCCGGTATAGGCATTGAAAATGTCCTCGCGGGAAATCCCGGACTGAGCTGCCAAATCCTGATCCACCAAATAGAGGATCTTTTCATTCAGCTCCTTGCGGGCTTCCTGCGGGATAGGCTGATTTTGATATTGGTATTTCATCATGTCACCTGCTTTCAACCGACCAAGTGTATCCGCAATATGTGACGCCTGTTTCAAGCGCACTCTGAATAGACAGAACTGCTTTGATAGAACACTGAATAACATTGGCATAGTCCTTCTTGGGAGGGTGCAGGTAATTTTGCACCATATGAAAGGCAGCTTTGTTGATGTCTCGGAAAGAGATGGCTTTCCCACTATCCACATTAGTAGCAACAATATAATCAACCTTGATCGTATCGTGGTAATTACCCTTTTTACGATTGCAGGATGCACACATAGTTTGCATATTGTCTACATGATCACGACCGCCCTTGCTCTTAGGAATGATATGATCCTTGGTCAGCAAAGAACCATCGTCTGCAAAAAGATTGAAATGACGGCGATTGGTGTCAGGGTCTCCGCAGAGCTTGAAATGGGTTCCGGTCTTGCCACAACAAACACATTGGGTTCCCTTCTGATAGAACAACATATATCTCAGAGATACAGGACGAACATTAAAGCCGTCAACTACCATATCCGAAGTATGTTTATAAGCGTCAGTCTTACGCAGAAGATATTCCTCTCCAATCAGAGAGAACACTTCTTCAGGGCTGTACGCCTTATCTTCAATTATCATGTGCTTCATGCCGCACCTCCATTTTGTAGTTATTCTATTTACAGGGAGATTTTGCAATTTGCTAACCAATCCGAAAAATATTCTGGAGAGAGGCTTTTGAACAGAGACCTCCCAGAAGTTTATGCTATTCGTCCGGATAGACCGGCTTAATGCTCTTGCAATGTATCAGTTTTACAAGATCGTCTTTTGGAAGGTTTTTTACCCAATCCGCAAGAAAACTCTTTGCCAGATTAACCTCGGTAAGCTCTTCCAGATTGAGTCTCACTTCCATCACAAACTCTTTTCCGACATCAATCATCGGAATTGGGTTGATATACGGCATATCTGCGTCCTCCACTTAAATATACGCAGGATCTTTCCCACGCTCTTCGGTCTCACCGCAGAAGCAGTGGCCGCGATACTCCCAAATGCTGTTCGGCCACTCGCCGCTAACCTTGCGGAAAGTAGCAAAGACAGGGCGGAACTTTCCGGTATTAGGATCTTCCCGATGGGAATACGGCTCTCCCATCTGAGCGCATCTTGCACAGTAGCAGGCAGGGGGCAGACAGTCCATTGCATTATCCACAACCTCCTGATTTACATAGTCTCCGATCTTAGCGGTAGAGAAATCAAAATCGTCAGGGGTAAGCACGGGCTTATTATTGAACATCATAGATAATACCTCCATTTTTACTCCCAGTATCCTGGGTCATCTTTGTGCCGCTGCCACTCAGTACTCTTTGTTGTGCGATCGAGAAGATTTGTCCAAACAATGGACAGCACAATAACCGGTGGCAGGACAAGGGCGATATAAACAACAATCCAAATCATGTCATCCCTCCATACGGTACGAAAGTTTCTTATCGAGAAAGGCACCGGACTTGTCGCTGTAGATTACATAGGTTTCATCTTTTTCGGACAGCTCAGCCTCGGAATGACATACATGGAAACGGGTTCCGGGAAAGTCACCGGCGACACTGGAATGGTAGTATCCAGTGATCCGCGAAATTGCCTGCAGAAAATCACTGAGAGATCGAACCAAATTCAGTTCTTCCAGAATTTCCTGCCAGGTCTTATCACAGGAATCCGCCATTCCGAAAAGCTCCATCTCCCGCTTGTCTCCGTTAAACTCCTCGGAAACATAGTAGGTATCATTGTTTTTGTTATAGAAATAAATCTGGCGTCTGGTCATGTTTTCCTCCTAAACGGCAATACAAATGCAACGGGGCAGTTATCCGGATCATCCATCCAATCCTTCGGATAAATCAGCAGCGTATTATAGCTGGTACGCTTGCTCGTGCATCCAAGATACGCCATAGCACCGGTTCCAATCGCCTCCATTGCGTCAATAACAAGACGCGGATTGAAATCCGTGTTACCTCCGATTGTTACACGAGGCTGATTGCCCAGCCTTTCTTCCTGCCGCGCAAACTTCTTCCAATCGTCAAGCGGGAACCTCTCTTCGATAAGCACATGGTTCCCGTTTTCGCGTTCATCTGTGACGATCTTTCCGATATGCTCAAGACGATCCGCCTCCGAAATCCCATCCGGCTTTTCAGGAAAGAGAACAGCGATATAACCGTCAGTCACAACATATCCAGCATCGCTTGGGTGAACGCCTCCGGGGATGTATCCATCATCCCCAGGGCGCTTATCTTTGTTGTTACGAAAATTTTCACGATCCACAATACGCTTCAGCGCTGCAATCTGCTTCTTCGTCATGCTGCATCTCCTCCGATCTTGATACGCAGATAATTATCAACAAACTCGTTGACCGCTGCGGCATCCGCAAACTTAATATCAACACGACCGTTCTTGAAGAGCTTTACACTGCGCACCTTCTCAGCCCAAGGGAACTCAAAGATATTACACTGCATATCCCAGGCAAACAGAGCAGGGAAGAGCTTGTGCCCATGGTTAAACTCACCACGATCAAAGTGAGCAATGCCATCCAGAATGTGCTTAGTGCTATCAGGAATAGACCAGCGCGGCGTGCTCCATCCGGCATCATAATGGCAGGAATATCTGGTCAGCTGAAGAACATCCTTCTTTACGACAAAATCCTCAGTGTCACTCTCGCTTCTCCATTCCCGATGGTGAGCTGCGTTATAGCATTTCTCTCTCAGCTCGTTAAGCGCCTGCTCGGTAAAGGAAAAACCTCCAAGCTGGGTGAAGATCTCATCCACAATATCCTCATAGCGGATCACCATGTTATGGATGTTTTTCTGATACTCTTTCAGCTCTTCTTCATAAGCCTCATGGTAGGCACGGTTAGCTTCCATCTGCTCCTCGGTCAAAGAACCCCATCCCCAACGACTGTATGGAGGATTGCTTTCGGGAGCCTTGGGGATAAGATGATCCCGAATAATCCCGGTATCCAGTTCAACACTGTAAGTTCTTGAGAAATAGGACACGATGTTATGAATCAGGGTCTTATGCCGTTCCACCAGCGCCTCCGTAACATGGCGGACTGTCAGATGATCGTGATCCATATAAGACTCGTAGAACTCCGACTCCTTCTTGCAAAGAATCTGGCGCTGCTCCTCAAGAGCCTCACTCAATTCAGACGCCAGCTTGCGGAGAAACTCACCGGCCTTTTCATAGGCCGTCTGGTTCTGCGTACAATAGAGACGATCCGCCTCAGAGATACGGTTATCTGCCTTAATTTCAACAGCAGCAAATTTATCAAGCAGGTTCATCTAAAATTCCCTCACTTTCCTTTATCTCAAAGATTTTCCCAACCGCCTCATCCATTGTTTTATCAATACTGGCAGCGGAAACAGTCTGGAAAAGCTCGTCCAAAATCCTTGGTGTGTACTTGCGGTTCTCCATGCCACTCTCAAATTTGTCGAAGTTAGTTTTCAGATTGATCAGGCTGGAGACTACACCAGATTGATTAACCAGGTTGAGCATAGCGCAGATGTCTTTGTACTGTCTGCGTCGTAGACGCATACTCTGTACTGCCTTGTAAAGTTTATAGCCATCTACTACACCAACATTTGTAAACTCAATCTTATGCAGAAGATCTTCCAGTGCCAAATCTGCGCTTCGCACCTGATTTGAGTAATAGCACAGCAGCACACGCATAACACGACCGGTCTCATAGAGGTTCCCCATCAATTCCGGCAGCTGTTCCAAATACTTACTCGCCTGTTCTTCGGTAATCGTTGCTTCCGGAGAAACAGTCGGCTCAATTCCAGCGCCAACCGTACACGGAAGTATCTCAACCTGATCTTTGCTTATCTGATTCCTAACGGCGCTACAAAAATTGTTTGCCATGAAGTTATTTACGACTTCTTCACTGTTGAACTTATGGGCATTTTTGAGCGATCCCCACGATGCAAAGCCCTTGCTCAGACGCAGGAACTCCCCGGTGTCTATCCGTCGCACGCAATACTTCATCATTGCGTTATATCCTCCTCACTGCCTGCGGACTACCATATCCGCGTATTGATCGGCCTTGTGTCTCGCGTGTGCATCCATGCACAGCTTGACCACAATCAAGATGATGCTGATGATAATATCCATCAGGAAATCACCTCCTTGTGTTCCTCAATATACATTGCAAAGTCAAATTCGGTTTTGCTAACCAAATAAAACTCTTTTCCGTTATAAAGTCTGTACTCAGTTTTGGGCTTGCTCTCCACATACTCGCCGTTACGCTTCACCCAGCTCGTTACGCCGTCCACAACCTTCGGATAATATCCCTTCTTGATCACGGCAACGACAAACTCGCGCTTTGTCATCACACGACCATCCAAGCGAACCAGCTTTTCCAGGCAAGCCTTGACCTTGCCAAACTTCATCGCGGTCATGCTGTCAGCCCAGCCCAGATATTTGGCTTTCTCAGCCTGCAGCTGAGCCTCTTCTTCCGCCTTTTGTCTTGCCTCCTCAGCATCGCGTTCCTGCTGCCGCTTGACATCCTCTTCTTCCTTGCGTCTGTAATAATCCTCTCGATACTGAGCACAGCGATCTGCCAGAGCGGGGTTCCACTGGCGTACAAAACGGATCATGGCGTTACCAACAAAATAGTTGCCGGCCATAGTGTCTTCCAGATACTTCTCGTAGTGTTCCGGTGTATCCATGCCAAAGCGAACAAGCTCTTCTGCCAGCCGTTCCGGAGTATAACGGGAAGGATCACGCATTTTATACTGCCAAAGGATACCTTCCTTTACGCCGGGGAAGAACAGGAACAGACTGTATTCAACATCTCCCCATTCGTTCTGGGAATTTCGATCCTTGTAAAGCGGGCCGGTGATGTGCTGGACATCGTACCAGTGCCGAACCACGGTCGATCCGTCGGACTTGCTATACGATAATGCGCTTCTGCGCTCAAACTCAGTAGTCAGCTCTGCCAGTGTCATGGTTAAATCTCCTCCCCATCATAACAGTAGTCGTAGTAGCCATTATGCAGCTGGTCATTGATTGTCCTTCTCATGGAAGACTCACCCACACCAGCGCTGAAATCAAACTTAAACTTTGCCGCCTGCTTTTTCTTGGAAAGCTCCTCATCGCCGTATCCAAAGGTGTCGTCCTCAATGCGCTTAGCAATGTAGGATTTGAGCTTGCGAACAGAAGTGGTTGCCATCAACAACTGCATACTGTCAGTGCTCTTCCACTCGTCACACGCATAAACAACAAAAATCTGCTTACTCATTCCCAGGCACTCCTTTCAACGGTATAGTCAATGTGATGATCTGCCAGCCCCAGAAGAGCATCCGCCAGAACATCATTCAAACGGGCGGCGGTCTGCTCCTCGGTCTCGCCCTCGCGTGCGAGAATAGAAATATTGACAGTGAAGTTTAATGTATCCATAATCAGCTCTCCTTTCAGAACTCTCTCATTCTATTTACAGAAGGAATAGCAGATTTGCTAACCAGAAAATAAAAAAAGCGCCCACAATTTTGTGGGCGCTTCCTGTTTACTCCTCGTCGTTGGTAATCTCGTCGATATACCCAAGATAAGAGCCAGTCTCGATATGATACATGGTTTCCACTGCCTTCAGACGCTCCATGTGATAGGGGAGCTGACTCTGGAACATCTGACGAACACGATCCGCCTCGGCCTGCTGGCCGACAGACTCCAACTTCTCCACCAGATCATCACATTCTTTGCGCAGATTTATGATCTCAGACTGGATGTGCTGTCCCGCCATTACCAGGATCGCCGCCTGGGTGATAATAGGTTCCGGATTCTTTGCTCTTGCCATAATTTCTTCCTCCTTAAAATTTCACAGGTTGATCATCTGGGATACGAACTTTTTCCCATTCATCGGGATGATTCCGCCAGTAGTCATCCCACTGGTCTCGCAGCACAAGCGCCTCCTGTTCACGATTGGAAAACAACAGCAGAAGATACTGTTGGCGCTGTGCCTCCGTCATCCGGTACATTCCATCCGCATTACTCATCGGCAGATGCCTCCTCTCTCGGCTTAATGAACTGAGCTTCAACGCTCTCCGCAGCCGCCTGAGCGACAGACATAGCACGCTGCAGCTCTTTATATTCCTCCATAGGAATTGCGCCATAAGATACAGTCTGGATTGCAGTACAAAGGGGACGCCCCTCGTCATCGGTTCTTACATAGATGTACGGAAGATATTGGCTTACTTCCTTATCCGGAGTGAGATGAATGTCAATGCCGGTTTCGGAATACTGTCTCCAGATCAGCTCATATCCGATACCCTCCCACACCTGAACCTTAAACCCGTTATCCTGGGTTCTCTCCCTGACCAGATCGAACAGGGGAACGATTTCATTTGTCATCTGTCTTCCTCCTTTACCATGGATCGCCGGTGCTGACATTCCACTGAACAGCGAACGGGAATTTCTCACCATCCAGACCGCCAAAGACTACGCAGTCCTTCCAGTCCTGTTTGTGCGGGCCGTCCTTGCCACATATCAGACCGCGCCCATTTTTCTTTTTGAACTCTTGGGCTTCCTGCTTCGTGGCAAAGCCCTGAAAGCGTACCATAGCTTGTCCTCCTTAGATTTCTACACGGTGAATGGTGTAATGTCTCTGAGGGAAAGCGCGAGTAGTACCATCCCGCAGCGTTAGCATCCAGATATTTGTGATCCGACCATTGATCTTGGAGCACTGACCATCAATCTGAATGACATCACCAACAGCCAAGTATGTCTCACGCCGCAGATCATTGAAAACAACTCTCATCATGTTTTCCACCTCCTATTTGTATTACAGATGGAAACGAAGTTTTGCTAACCGTCAGGAAAATTATTCTTCGGTGCCACGCTCTTTCCAGATCGGGCAATAGACCCTGCGACCCTTTTCGCACAACTTCAATTCGCAGTAGTCGTGCAGCTGAGACGGAGCAAAAGAACAAACAATGCTGGAAACAGAACCTCCGTTCCAATGTCCGACATAAGCAGGGCAGATGTCTTCTGCAATTTGAGATTTTTTAGGCTTGTGGAAAAATGCCAGCTTGCGTTCATCGGACAGCTGTTCTTCAGCCAATGCGTTCTGAATAAAGTCATCCGCGTTTTTGGCATTCTCGACCGCCGCATCAATCTCTCTGCATCGCATGGAGTACGGACAGTCGCTCGTTGAGTTCCAATAAGGGTAGGGTGCGGGAAGCTGTTTGTCTGCCATAGCACATAACCTCCTGTTCAGAATAAATAAGGGGCGGGAAAATCTCCCGCCCCTGTTCCCATTAACGAACCAGCAGAGACGCCATCTTATCCATCATGGCGTGGCCGTCCATGATGCGACCCCAGTTGTTCTCACGATAGTTGGCAGTCTGACGACGGGGAGCGTTATGGGAAACCATGTCGCTCATTGCGTTCAGAGCGCCCCAGGCAGTGCCCTTGAACTTGAGAATATCCGGAGCAAAGTAGCAGATCATGTACTCCTCACGGGCTTTCTCAGCGTTCCGCTTTTCACGATCGCTGCAATCATCGGCAATGGGGAACATCTCTTCCAGAATTGCCTTGATCTTGTCATCGGAGACAGTGGTGTTTGCCATCTGGTCAGCATAGACCGCCAAGTGATCCATGTACTTGTTCGCCATATCCAGGCACATCCGCGCCTCGTGGAGCTTGGCCTGAATATCACCGGTGTGACGCACTGCCCAGGCACGCTTCGCAGTGCTCAGCGCAAAGTTCAGGGTGTTGTTACAGACCACACGGATGGGAGTCATGCAAACGCGGATCGCGCCGCTGCCGTCATGGGTGTTGGAGAAACACAGGTAAGGCTCGGTCTTGTCTCCAACGATCTCGGTATCGGGGAGCTTTGCCAGCAGCCAGATTTTTCTGCCACCATTGAGACTGCCGGCGGTCTCATAGTGAACCTCGCCCTCGATCAGAGAGTCGGTAAACGCGAATGCCTCCGCATTCTGAACGATCTTGTAGCGGTCAGACACGACTCCCAGAACCGCACCGTCGCTGCTACGAACATTGGCCTTGAAATTCTGGATTTTGGCACCGCCGCAAACCTGAATATTCTTCTTATCCACAGTCCAATCCAGACCAGCCAGCCGCAGAGCGTCGGCGCTGGTGGGAGCCTCCTCGACCATGGTTCCCAGACCGTGCCAGGGCTTCTCGCGCACATACATCATACTTTCAACATTTGCTGCCATTTTATTGACCTCCTCAAAATTATGTCGGCAGGTGGTGCTGCCTATTACTATTACAGGATAATTTTGTGATTTGCTAACCGGTAAATTAAATTTTTTGTGCTTTGGGCAAGAGCTTCCCATGCCAAGTAAAGTAGTCCTGGATCGCATCAGCCATTTGATCGCCGGTCATACCATCATCGCCCTTGCTCTGCCAGTCTTCGATATAGAGTCGCAGAAACTCCTCCAGACTGTTAACATCGGGGGAGAAATAAGCCTCTCCGCACAGATCGCAAACATCATGGATAGAAAATCCGCAATCCTTACAGACGCGCCAGTCATCCTCGCTGAACTCCATAACAGAACCCTTACTGGATGAATAATCCATGATTGCAAAAGGAATACCTTCATCCTCCCAATACTTCATCGTGTTGCGTCGCTCGTAATCCTCTCGCTGCTCCGCAATTTTGTTCCTCAGAGTAAAATTGTTAGACATCGTACTCCCTCCTCATATCAGAATAGAATGTAGTTAAAGGCTCTTGCAGACGCAAGCAGAACCTCGTGACGGTCGTGATCATTGGCAGCTGCATTATATTGATCGGTGTGTCCAGACCTTGACAACAGCTCCGCCACAAACGGATTATCATAAGATTTACAATATGTGATTGCCTCCATCAAAAGCTGAATCTTCATAGAAGACGGATCGGACAGCTCCGCTCCATTCTTTTCGATAAAGTTTCTGGTCACTCGATCGTTATACCAGCAGATTTGTGTTAAATCCAGCATTTTGCCACCTCCTGTTACTATTACAGACAAGAATGCAGTTTTGCTAACCGTTATCTTAATCTGTCCAGATTTTTTCCGTTGCGAAAGAGTAGCGGATATGTTCTGCGTCGCAGGATACCACAACGCTGTCGGCCATTCCCATAATCTGAGCCAGCATCTCAGCGGACGCCTTGTTTAGAACTACCGGATAGCGCAAATCCACATAGATCAGAGCGTTCTGCTCATACTGATTAGGCTTGATCTCTTCAATCTTGTGTACCGCTTCGCAGATACCCATGAAGTCAATCAAAGCCGCTTTGATCTCCTGATACTTCTGCACTTTTACAAAATTGGCAGTGCGGCCAACAAAGTTCTCGTTACGGTCGTGCATCTCTGCAATCTGTTCCGGGGTAAAATCTCTCACTGCTTCTTCCTCCTCAAATCCATATACTCTTTATATCTCAGCCCCATGCACTCAGCAGCGGCATGAAGCGCCTCCTTCTTACTGCCCAGAGAACCAGGCACCGGCACCTTGGGAGTTTCAACCTTGTGGGCATAGTAACGATTGCTGCCCTTCTGTTTGGAAACATCATAGGTGATCATCATTGATATGCCCTCCTTTAATATGCCGTGTGCCAGCCCGGAGAAGACACAAGCTCTCTCAAATTGGCCTCCCGCTGGTCAGCTGCTTCCTGCTCTCCGGGATCGGGGAAGTCAGAGACATCCAGATCATAGACATCCACAAAAATATCACCGTTGGCATATGCAGCCTGAACAAGTCCGCCATGAACCTCTACGGCAACACCAAGTTTATCAACGGGGTTTTCCATTTGAGACCGGAGATTGTTGATCAGCGCGTTTGCCTCATCAATCGCGTTGTTGTTTGCTTCCAGAATATCCTCATCCTGCGTGCAGCCGCTCTCACTCTCTCGGTTTTCGATAACACCATTCAGAGCGTCGATCAAAGCGTTAAGCTCACCAGCGGTCAGGTTAATATACATAACAGAACCTCCTCATTTTTTAGTAGGTATTATATTTACAGACGACTTTCGACATTTGCTAACCGTTAAAATAAAAAATCCGCCAAATGGCGGATTTTTAGTCGGCCAAGTGGCGGATTGTATTTAACACACGGCAGCGTAAAGCCTGGTGCGTGGAGTAACACGGGAGAAAAGCGCTTCGCCGTTGGAAAATCTACCGGTACAAACAAACTCATCAAAACCATACAGCTTCGCCATGCGCTTCAGCTTCCGATTGATCTTGTTGATCTCAGACTGATATTTCCGATATGCAACGCTTCGGCAGCAGTCGAAATAGTAGTGACATTCTTCGTTGTCGTAGTCGTATTCTCCAAGATCATGCTCAGATTCCACATAGAACTGAACACCGGTATAATACCCGCTCTGCATGGTGATTTTATGGAAGAGCAAGTCGCGGTTGACATCATCCAGATCAGACTGGACTATATCGCATATATCGTAGTATTCGATCTCATCGCTAAAATCCCTGGCAAAAAGGGAAAAGTCTCTCATGGTCTGAAAGTTTGCAGCGCCCATTGTTGTACCTCCTTAACTTATAATAGCTACATTCTATTTACAGATATAGACTTGTTTTTGCTAACCAGAAAACCTACATAGAGGAAATATTTTCTCCGTCATAACAATCCAAAATCGAACGGATACGACGCAGTGCTTCCGGAGAAAAATGATCCTGCAAATCATCCATAACAGCAGAGACATCCAGAACGCTTCCCACAAAGGGTTCTAACGCCTGCTCCAAATACAACTTAGCAGCAGGGGAGTCTGCGACTCCACCATCAATGACTTCATTATACAGGTCATCTGCCAAAACGCTCATAACATATCCTCCACTTCTTGACCAAGCTCGAAAACCTCATATGCAGCAGCCTCCAGCTTCTTAATAGAGGTCGTGGCATAAGGCTCACTCTCTTTAATAGCATCTGCCTCAGCACAAAGCAGATCATAGACAAAATTCAAAGCCTCACTGACATCGGTATCCAAAACCAGCAATGTGGAATACCGCTTCTTGATCTCATCAAATTTTTCCTTGGGAAGACTCATGTTTTCCACCTCCTATTTGTATTACAGAAGAAAATGCGGATTTGCTAACCGTTGTTTTAACTTTCCATCATATTGATTGTGTTTTTCAGCTCGGCAATAGCGCCGCGCCAATACCAGATGTTTTCCGCAGCTCCCGGATGATTTCCCGGATAGGTCGGCCAATTAAAACCGTTCTCCCACGCAATTATGCCGCACGACATATCAACTGCTTTTTGATACCATGCCATTCGCAATTTCAAACACTGAACGATCTCCTGATTTCGATTCATTTATTCATCCTCCTCAAATAATCCCATTTTCACGGAACTCCTGAGTCAGCCCGTAGCGCTTAGCCTGCTTGGTGAAATAGTCCTGCCAGTAAGCAAGCTCACCATACGACAAGCACTTTTCATCAAATTCATGCTGCCATGTTATTGCTTTTTCTCTTGCTGCAGCCTTGCGTTTTTGATAACCGTTCATAAAACTGCTCCTTTCTCAGCTGTTCTATTATATTTACAGACGGTTATTACTTTTTGCTAACTTAAAAGCTAAAAAAATAGGGGAGACCGACCACCACGACGATCTCCCACAAGGGGTTCCATACTATTATTCAAAAGTCAAAATATAACGGTTGCCTGTTACAATATCCATCCGGGCAATGTGTTCCACCAAAGAATGCAGGAAGTTCTGGATTACACGACGGCCACGCTCATTGTCGGTAACATACGCCGTCTTTTCCCAAACGGGCGGGCGTGCAATAGACTGACCAGGTGCAAAATACTGGACATTGACATAAAATGTTTCTCCGTCGATCCAAGGGAAAACGCGTACTTTGTAGCCGCTTACCCATTTTTCAAAATCCATCGTGCCCTCCTCAGTAAATCACGATATGCTTTGTGAAGAGCATATACAATCCCATGGGAGCCATCAGCAGGACAGCGCCGGCGTCTTGATCCTCCGGTGTAGTTCCGGTGGAGCAAATCCACAATACCAGAACACAGAGCGCCAGCAATCCTAATCCGATCAAACGCTGTTCTCTTTTTTTCCTGCGATACATCATTCTTGTCATTCGTGCCATCGTTCAGCACCTCCTTACATTTTTTATTACAGAATAATTTAATGCTTTGCTAACCAAAAAAAAGAAAAAGCGGGGAGTTTTTCTCCCCGCTCCGTATCAAACCACCCACGGATTATTGATCTGCTTCATGTGTTTCTTAGCCTCTTCCATGATCCGCTCGTCGTTCCACTCAACGGTGAACTTTGCCAGCTCGTTCCAGCTCTTCTTGCTGAAGGTCTTCTCAGTCAGTTCGATGGTAGCACCGAGGCCGGAACTGGACATCATGCCGCTCCCGGTGGGAGTCCAGATCGACAGGTGCATCTGAGGCTGCACCAAGCCGGTGTAACGGAAGCCGTCGCGCACTTCTCGCCAGCTGATTTTTGCCTGAAGGACTTTTCCATCATCCAGCTTGATATTCCGCACGGCATCCTTCTCTCCCCAAACGGCGAAGCGCTGCAGGTCAAGCTGGAAACCGTTGGACAGCTTTGCATTCCATCGAATCAGCTGCTCTCTCGTTAATTTAGCCATTATTATAATCCTCCTCAGTATTTGATCTCGATTCGCTTGTCGCCATTTTTGACGGCAGCGCTCAGACGGTCAGAGATACCGGCCAGCTGCTCAGAGCGCAGCTGCAACAGACCGGCCTCAATTTTAGTGATCTCCGGGTTATTCATCTCCTGACGATATTGGCAAGCCAGCTTGTCCAGCTCTCCAACTACCCATGTCAGTTCGTTTTTAGTGAAAGTCTGCATCTCAGCACCTCCTATTACTATTACAGACCGGAAAAGTTATTTGCTAACCGACAATTAAACTTTTTCTACGATCTCATAGTCATAATCCGGGTTCATCGGCCAGCAGGGTTCCCCGTCAAAGTCGTTCCCGGTGGAAGTGTAAAGGGTATCGTGGCGCTCTCGCGGCATCTCCCCATATTCGCTATACTTCCAGATCTTCCCGTTCTCGTCCTCGTAAACCTCACGATCCCAGGAATCCACACCAACAAAATGCAGTCTCTTCATTTTGGTGGGCATCGGAGTCAACTCGTAGTCCTTCGCAACATCGGGATCAAGAGCGCGGGCATATTCCACATATCCCCAGGCATCGCGCCCGATCTCCTCACAAAATGTCTTCTGATCAAAATTGACCACATTCATAACGGGATTGATCATGGACTTCGGAAACGATCCGGGAGTCAAAGGTCTCTGAGTGCTAAAATACTTCATTCTGTTATACCTCCATTCCTCTGCCCCATTTTTCTTGGTCGATTACGCAGCAAATCGCGCTCATGGCATCCATCAGCTCCATTGCTTTCTTGGAGTCGCTTTCCATGGCGGCATCCGTCCACTTGCTATAAAGCATTACGGTCATATCCCGGACATTCTGAAGCTCGATATTTGTGCGGGTGTTGATTTCCAGCGCCTCGCGGATCATCTTGATCTCCGCCTCTTTGACTATTCCTCGCTGCTCAGGGGTGTATTTTTCTTTCAGCTCTCTGATAGAATGAAAATCGGTCTTAGTTGTCATCTCAGTCACCTCATCAATTTATTTGGTCTTCCTATTCTTATTACAGACAGAAAAACGGGTTTGCTAACCATTCGGAAAAGTTTTTCAAAAAAGAAACGGGCCAGCCATCGGGCCAGCCCGTCCAGGTTATACTGCATAAATCAGCTCTACGCCGTCACTATCCGCGAAAAACTTCTCAGCAACAGGGCAGTCAGAGCACAGCGCCGTGTTGCACTTTCCGGGATGTCTGCAGGCTCGTCCATCAACGCCGCAGATCATAGGCACTTCGCGCTTCTTATGGAAAATCACGCGCTTGCCGGTCAGCTTCTCCATCACCAGAGTTTTCAGATACGAACGGGCAAACTCTTCTTTGCTGAAGACTTGCGTGCCGATCTTCCATTCCCAAGTGCTTCCATTGTGCTCAGGTTCTTTCTCAACTGCAATTTCCGCGCCGTTGGAAAGATGGATGATCCAGCGCTTTTCGTCTATTGCCTCCGCATTCAGATACAGGCTATCGGATACTAACATTTCGATCATGGTTTTTACCTCCAAAGTTTTTTGTGGTTCCTATTCCTATTACAGAACGGATCGAAGTTTTGCTAACCGGAAAGAAAACTTTTTACGAATATGTCAGCTCTCCAAAAATCGCCATCTGCAAAATCTGGTCGGCAACGATTGCATCCATGTCATCCAAGCCGATGGAGCCTTTGCGGTAGACATCCTCAGCATACTTTTTGAAACCGGCCAGCAGCTTCTCCAGCGTCAACTCGTGATCTTTGTCCTCTTCACGATCATAAACGGTCAGCTTGTCGCCGTGTTCCAGAATATCCACCAGAATATCCTCGTAGCAAACAATTTCCTCACCCTTGGAAGCGTTCAGGCGTGCCCGCGCTGCCTCATAGGTGGCCTCGTCGAAGCAGATTTCCGCCCAGTAGTCAAAACCGCCGCCCTCCATCGACAGCAGATTTACTATATCGTCGCTGTTCATGGTCGCATCCAAAACTACCTTGTGTTCCATAATTTCAACCTCCTATTACTATTACAGAAGAAAACCGGTGTTTGCTAACCGATTCAGCAATTTATCCCTTTGTAAATATCGCCGCGAGATGCGACGCGGTGGACAATTACGCCGTTGTTCCCGTCATAGGCAAAGATGATCCGGTATTTTCCAACGCGCAGCCGGTAAGTGTGTTCATAGTACATGGGCAGAATATCGCCCTCCGGCAGCATCTCCAGAGCCTTTTCCACCCGCGTTCTGTTCTGGTGATCCATGGCCTTGATGCTCTTCTTTGCGGTGTTCAGATATTTAACCTTCATCGTGCATCCCCTCCGTTACAGGTCGATCCACCAGCGGGGAGCCAGATAAAAACCCTCCTCAGCTTCCAGGCATCCAAGCTCACCGGAAAAATCATCGTTAAAACCGGGATACAGGAAGAAACGCGCTCCATCATCCAAAGTGCAGCGGACTTCACTGCCCAGATATTCAACGGCAGTCACTAAGCGGGTCACGGTTCCATCCGTGATATATACGGGCCGAAGAGACTGCAGCGCCTTGATCATCTGATCATAAAGGGACAGCGGCGCGGGTTCCTGTTTGCGTTCCGGGAAAGTGATTTTCTGATAGGTTCCAACGGTTCCATCCGTAAACTTTACGGTAGTCGTTCCGTTCTCGGTCTGGATATGATCCACTCCAAAACCCTTGCTTTCCAGCTCCAGAACCATTCTGATTTCCTCCTCGGATAATCTCAGCTGTTTGCCGGTCGTTGTCTTAAAGTCGTGCATTTTCATGGCGTTTCCTCCTCAAATTTTCTGTTCCTATTCTTATTACAGACAATTTTCGGCATTTGCTAACCGTTCCAGAAAAAAAAGAAAAGCGGGCCGGATTTGTTCCAGCCCGCCCAGGTGTTATGATGCGATTGCAACGCGCTTGCTTCCAGCCTGTTCCATGTCGATCCGTTCGCTTCCATAAAATCCGCGAATATCGTCCAGCGTCATTTTCTTGTTGCTGCGCTTCTTGTATCCGTCACGGTGAAAATACCACGCCTGTTTGTTGCTGCTCCAACGGAAAGACAGTGCTTTCAGCTCGTCCTTGTGGTCTCTGGTGTTTCCAGTCACCCAGAGCCAGGAGCCGCAAACCTCGATGACGATCCCGTCCATGTGGATCAGCTTCTCGATGATGTCCATAAACTCGGCGGCGGTCTCAGTGCTGGCGGTCTTCGCGGTGTAGGTGGTGCCCTCGGCGGTCTTGTGAATGTCCTTCAGGCGGGCAAATAATGACTCATACTCGGCGTTGATCTGCTGCATGGCCTCCGTAGAGCCTCCGCGATCCGGGTGATGCTCCATTGCTAATCTTTTGTACTGCTTCTTCAGGTCTTCCAAGGTTTCAGGATTGTTGAACCACTTCATAGCTTTATACCTCCGTCTGTTGACTTGATTTCAAGTTTCTATTATAATTACAGACAGATTTTTGCTCTTGCTAACCACTTTTCAAAAATATTTTTCCGGGTGATTTTATGGAATTTGTTCTGGTCATTATGGCCGTTGCCCTGGTCGTTTCCGCTGTTAGGGGATACAAGGCGGAGAAATACGCCAAGAAAACCGTTTTCAATCAAGATTTGTCGTTTATCGACTATATGTGCTCATCGCATCCGATCATGTCCGTTTGTGGCGTTCTGCTGCTCTTGATCATCATTATCGCCGTGTTCCGTGCAGTTTTCTAAAGGCAAAAAGCCCGCTGGGATGATCCAGCGGGTTATTTTTTAGCTCAATTCAAATTCCAGCGCCTCCACGATTTCCGCCCGCATGGTTGAAAGTCGTTCAGCAATAGCGCCAATGGCTGGAGCTTTCAAACACTCAAACGCAAAATAGGTGCAGCGTCCAGCGGTCGCCGTCTTCGTGTTACAGCTTTCGCAGTGCAGGCAGTCGCCGCTGCAAGCCTTAACCGCTTTCAGCTGGCGCTTCAGCTCGGCGGTCTCTTTTTTCGTTCTCGGCATCGTTCTAACCTCCATCGTTTTCTGTTCCGATCTTCCTATTACTATTACAAACTGTTTCCCGGCCTTGCTAACCATATCAGCAGAGAAAAATAAAAAGACGGGCTGGAGCTATCCGCCCCGGCCCGCCGTGCTCAGCCTTCCATCTGTTCCGCCCGTTCATTGATCCAGCGATCCAGCGGCGGGATCAGCGGGAAAATGTAATCCGCAACAAATCCACCCACTGCCAGGATCAGCAGGAACACGCCGAAGATCCCCGCCCAGATTGCAAGCTCTGCCAGTTCTGCCATTGTTCCGCGCCTCCCCGTTAAATGAAGTACATTTCGCCGTTGATTTCCAGGGCGATGGCCTCTTGCTGCATCTCGTTCTTCAGTTCCTCGCAGAGATCAACAACCTTTTCGATGTGCTGCTGCAGGTCATGCTCGGCAGCATAGGCGAAAACTACGGTGGTACTCTCGGCAACCAGGCCAGCGGCGGGACTCAGCCAGTAGCCCAGCGCGGCGGTAGAGGTGGAGCCGCCGAAGAGATCAGCCAGCAGCGCGGCGGTCTTCTTGACCTGTTCGCTGTTATCGGCTGCGGCATCGACGCCAACGGTGGCGGGCACATAAACGGTCACTTTGCTGCTCAGCTTGATGCAGTTCTTTAATCTCGAATTATTGATAGCCATTTTTCAAATCTCCCTTTTTCGTTTTGATGGTAGCCGGCGGCCTGGTGTTGACCGCCGGCGCGGTGTTCCTGTTCTTATTACAGATTAGTTTTCTGTGTTGCTAACCAAAAGAGAAAACTTTTTCAGACCTTAGCAGGCGATGGACTGGAGAGCGGCCCGCATCTTTGCAATGCGCTTGTGTACGGCCACATTAGAGATTTTCACCTCGGCGGCAATTTCGCGCTCAGTCATGCCAGCGGCGACGCGTTCCAGAATGGCGCGATCCATGGCATCCCGGCCAGCCTTGAAGCGTTCCAGGTCGGCGCGAATGATGGCGCTGGTCTCGGTGTTGGTGGTCAGGTCGGCGACTCTGGTCTCGGTGTAGCTTTCGGCCTCGCCGTTGTCGTTCATCACCTCGAAGTCAGAAGCGGCGGCGTGTTTGCTGTCCTGATAGAAAACGGCGGCGATGCTGGCGCGGGCGGCGTTGTAAACGATGGAGATCAAAGTAATGGGCCGTTTACCCTGAGCGGCGCGGCGTTCATTGGTGGCGGTCAGCTTGTCAGGATCAAGAGCGGCGGCAACTCTCAGCCAGGTTTCAGAAACAAACTCGTCAAGATCATGCAGGCCGTACAGCCCAAAAGCGGGAACCTCGGAGAACTGCAAATAATGGTCTTCGGTGCTGTAGCCGATGGCGTTTTTTGCGGCCTTGTGAATGCAACGCTTCATCATGGCGATCTGGTCAGCCTCAGCCATAGCGCCCCAGGTGGCGACGCGCTCGGCAGCGTTGCGGGCGGCGTGCTGTCCTTCAGCCTCGGCCCATGCTATTCTGAGACATTCGCCCATCAGGACTTCAGAAACGCTGCAGCCCATATCGGCGGCGGCTTCGCGGCGGATAGTCCAGGCGCGGCCCATGATGGCGGCGCGGTCGTAGGTCTTGCGGGTGGTGTTGGTGGTGGTGGTCTTCATAGTGGGAACCCCTTTCAAGAATAATTTTATGCGTTGCTATGTGGGAGGCGATCCGGGGAGGGCTTCCCCGGTCGGTCAGGTCAGGCGGGCAACGCTCGCGCCCTTCCTTTATCCTCTTTTATTTTACCAGAAGTCAGGGCAAAAGTCAATAATTTTCTGCGTTGCTAACCTGACAAATGGGAGAAAAAATAGACGAAATACAGCCTTGAAAATTGTGCAATATGACGAACTGCGCAGCGCCCGCCCTGGCACCCTGAGACAGCAGGAGAGCAGCCCCAGCAGAGCACCAGAGGCAGCACCGGCACGCCGTAGCAGAGAGCAGAGCGGCAGCAGAGCGCCGCAGGCCGTACAGCTCAGCAGGGAGAGCAACAGGAGCAGCAGAGGAGCAGAGGAGGAGCGCAGCAGGCAAGGCCAGCAGCAGAGACAGAACAGAGAGCGGAGAGCGCCCCGGCCCGCAGATCATCGCCAGCCCCAGAGCAGAGAGGCCGGAGCCATCCAGCCGCAGGGAGCCGCAGACGATCCCGGCAGCATCCGGAATCGATCCCAGGCAGCGCGAGAGGGTGAGACAGTCCAGAGAGAGGAGAGAGGGGAGAGGGTGAGGAGCTAAGCCGCCACCGGTGCAAATTTGCCGCCCAGGTCATCAAATGCCGAACACGGCCAGCCCACCGGCAGCAGGCCAGCCCCGGAGCGATCCCGCACCCGCTCCAGCTCCACCAGGCAGAGCCGCCCGCCGTGCTCGTGCTGCAGTTCTACTTTTGGAGAGAATGCAGAACCGGGAGCCGCAGCAACCCCCGAAGAGCAACGAAGGACGGCAAACCCGGCACGAATCACCCCCACCAGACCGGGGGAGCCTTCACATTTGCGCGAACGACGCCTATTAGAAATAGGCTATCAGTACCTCTCACTTCACACCTTTAATTGAAAAATCCAGCCAACCACCAACCCGCTTCGCTGGTTACAGCCTTACAGCCTCTTATCGGAGCTTCGCTCCAGCTAACCTGCGATTGTCAAGGCAATTTTCTTAAATTCTTGCACTTTTGAAACTGCTTTCCATTAGCCTGTTTCCGGCGTTTTGACGAGACCTTAACCAACGAAGAAAATCAGTCTTTCAATCCGAAAAGCAACAAATAAAACTAAAGATATTGTTGACATTGACGGTGATTTAGTGTATAATAAGACTGTGGAAACCCACGATTTTAATTGCGGATAGCAACACATTAAACGAGGTGATTTGAATGGAAGTCCAGCTTACCCTGTTCGATACAGTGCCTCAGATCACTGAGATGCCTGCCAAAGAACCCTGTAAGATTATCATGTTTCCGGGTACTACGGACACAACTCCTCCTAAGCATACCAATTACCGTAAGGGTGGAGAACAGACCGTATTCCCGATCAAGAAGCAAGAAGAACTTGAGGCTATGGCTGCTTGGCTGAATAGCAATGCAGACCGTAAGTATCTGCTTGGCTTCATTCTTGGTATCAATCTTGGACTGAGAGCAAACGAGCTTCTTTCACTCAAGCCGGCAGATCTCTTCCATGAAGATGGTACGGTACGGTACTCTTTGGATTTCTCCGACACCTCCGATCAATACTCCCTCTACCAGAAGAAAGTCAATAAGCGCAGACGGTTCTTCCTGAACGAAGCCTGTGTCTCAGCCTTAACCTGGTACTATCATGGAGATTTCTCTAAGGCATATAAACATGAATACATTTTTTACTCTCGTGAGGGTGGTCACATTGAAGTAGACACCTTCCGGAAGAAGCTGAAAGATGCTGCTACGGCCTGCGGGGTACGACAGAACATCGGCACCCACACGCTCCGCAAGACCTTCGGTTATATGCACTACATGAGAAACAGAGATATTGTATTTCTCCAGAGGCTCTTCGGCCACTCCAGCGCTCTCGTTACTATGAGATACATTGGCATTGCCGAAGAGGAGGAAAAGAAAGCATATCACTCTGTATCCATTGACTTGATCGGTTCTCTTTCATGCGAAGCTGACAGCGATCTTGATTGATCCTCCCAGCCAGCAGAGAGGAGAGTTCTTCCTGCGATTGGCTTGTACGGGTCTGCCGAGCGAAGCGAGGCAGGAAGAACGCAGCCCCGAACGAACAGTTTTTGCAACTTTTTAGCCCTAATTGAACGAAGTGAAAATGAACCTTTTTCCTTTAAGGGCTGGATTTTGCAAACCCCGATGAATCAAGGGGTTATAAGGGTTAGAAATCCGAATTTATAACCTCGAAAGTTATAAACCCATTTTTCGAGATCCGAACTTTTGAACATTTTTGGCGTTTTTGCGTAAGGAGGGATATAGGCGTATATGACATGGCGCGAATGGCTTGAACAAGAGGACTGTAATACAGATTGTCCTTACTACCAGGCTGACATTTGTAGGATGCAGGGCATGAGATGCTATGGCGGAGCGCCGATAGAGCCGCCGTGTGCTTCCGCCAGTTTCCCGGATGATAAAGAGATAGACGAAATTGTCTGTGAGCTTTTGGCCGAGATCAGGCGATACGAAGAACGCGAAGATGAACTCCTTGCTGCCAAAAGAGCAAAAGAAGAACGGGCGAAAAAGGCAGCAGATACACGCCGCCGTATGCGTAACTATTGTGTGGCTGAGATCGTAAGGATTAAGACACTCAAGAAGCAGATTGCGGCCATCGAAAAAATAAAGAGTTTCGCAGAGAGCTTGGCTTTCGCAGTAAACACCACAAACGAAATGTTTAGATACGATGAGCGTGTAAAGCCGAAATCTCAATACCAAGCTGAGATAGACAGACTGAAAGCGGAGCTTGCAGATGCAGAGCAGGCGTACAAAGATAAGCGCAAAGAGTTTCGCTTGCTGCAAAAACAATCAAAAGTGTAGTTAGGAGGTGCGCTATGGCAAAGTTTAAGATAGGCGCTACCGATGGTGGAGACGCCGGGTTGGATCTGTCGTGGGAAAACAAGATGAACTCTGTGGATGGGGCTATCCTCATCACGAAATGTATCTCACCTGATTTTGTCGATGGTGTCTTACGGTTCAGAGATAAACTGATTGTCCATTCTACGATCACAGGATATGGCGGTACAGTGCTTGAGCCGTATGTGCCTCGCCCGTATGAACAGTATGACGCTACCGTGCAGCTCGTCAAAAAAGGGTTCCCTAAAGAGCGCGTTGTGGTGCGTGTTGATCCGATCATACCAACGGCGAAGGGTGTAAGTCGTGCGCTCAATGTACTCAAGACTTTTATGGATGCTGGATTTCAGCGTTACCGCATCAGCATGATAGATATGTATCCTCATGTTCGGGAACGATTCAAACAGGCCGGCATACCTGCTCCCTATGGCGGAAACTTCTCACCTGGGAAAGCGCAAGAGATCGCCGTAGATGCTATGCTTGCTGAAGCGATTGCGTACTGGCAGTACCTTGGCAACTATAAAGAAGATTTGCGAATTGAGGCGTGTGCGGAACCCGGCATAACAAACGCAATTCAGTGTGGCTGCGTGTCAGAATATGATCTGCAGCTGATGGGGCTAATTCAGGAAGGGGAAGCCCTCGATGATGTTGGATACCAAAGAAGACACTGCCTTTGCTATTCCGGTAAGGTTGAGCTTCTTACTGACAGAAAGCCGTGCCCGCATCAGTGTCTATATTGTTTTTGGAAGTGAGGTTTGACAATGGGAAGAAACCTATATATTGCCGACACCCATTTCGGCCATAAGAACATTCTCCGTTTTGACAGCCGACCATTTGATACGGTTGAGGAAATGGAAGAAGAGATGATTAAGCGGTGGACTATGGCTGTAGAACCATCTGATACCGTACACATCTTGGGAGATTTCTGCTGGGGCAAGGAAAATGAGTGGCTGCGCATCCTGAGTATGCTGAAGGGCAACAAGGTACTCATCTTGGGCAATCACGATCTGAAGAACATGAGCAGCCGGCTTCGCAATAAGTTTCAGGATGTCAAAGACAAGAAGGAGATTACGGACGGTGGACGCCATGTGATCATGTCACACTATCCGGAATTGCTCTACAAGTCTTCCTACAATCCTGACTGCTATATGCTCTGTGGTCATGTTCATGTGACCCGCGAGAACGACTTCTTGGAGCGGTGGACTGAAGAGCTGCGGAACAGCCGGCAGGAAAACAGTCATAGCTGCGGCAACATCATCAATGTTGGCTGCATGATGCCATGGATGGATTTTACACCTCGCACGCTGGACGACATCATCGCCCGGAGGTGGCCGAAGTGCTGAAAGTCAAGATTGACTTCTATCCGAAGGACTACTGCTACAAGTGTATGTTCTGTAGAAACGATAGCTATGGCGAATCACAATGTATGCTGATGGATCTGAAACGCATTCCAAATCCTGATTGGGAGCGTCCGGAGTGGTGTCCATTCTGTGATGCTGAGGAGGTAGAGGAATGTACCTGAGTGAAAAGCAGGTTCGCGCTTTGGAGATGGCGCTTGATGCTATGGACTACCGCAATAGCGGTGCTAAGGACGAAGAGCAAGAAGAGGCATACGATACGATTTGTGAGATGCTGAAATCTGCTGCAAAGACAAAGGCTCGACAAAAGAAAAGGCGGGACGCAAGATCCCGGCGTAATTCTTACAATAGCAACGCATAAAATTATACGGAGAGGAATATGAAAAGAGAAGGACAGCTTGAAATTCTATACCGAATTTATGAGGTGTCGGAAGATCCTATCCCCGTGGATGAACAGCCATTTGGACTGGAAAGCATCTCAAAATGCTTTAGTCACGAAATTGCTATGGATTGCATGATTTGCGAGAGTAGAGATGCTTTCAAAGAAGTTATCCGGGATATGTATGGCAAGTCTATCAAATTTGCTTATAGCAGAAAGTATCCAGCTGGAACCATTTACTGCATTATTGTTGGAGAGCATTGCTATAACCCGGAAAGGTACTTTAACAAGATTGAGTACACCTGTGCATACTGCGGTGATAAAGTGACTGGGTATGTTGACAGTCCTTTAAGGCTTAGCGACTACGAGATTCGGAATGACTTGTGTGGGCAGACACATGAATATGAGAATGCGAAATTTTGCTCATATAAATGCAAAAGTCGTTTTATAAGCCGCGAACGAAAGAAATGTCTGGATGATGGCTTGGTTGACGAGTCATTTATCACAAAGGATAGCTTTTCCAAAGACGGCATAGCGGGATATATCTATAAGATCACAAAACGCAGTACCGGAGAGTTTTATGTAGGTCAAACAATTTACGCACCTGTGTTTCGTTGGGGGCAGCATCTTAAAACCGATAGATTCGACATATCTGGCATTTTAGATTATGTGTTTGAGGTTATTGAGGTTGTGCCACAAGACCAAAACATTTTGGAGCGCGAAAAGTATTGGATACATAAGTGCTATAAAGAAGCACCGGAAAAATCTCTCAATATCGCCTGCACTGCAAATATTGACACATGACAGAATGTAGGTGGTGGGTATGAGTACATTTGAATCTTCAAGAAAGATGAAGCCTATGGAGCAGATGTGTTTTGATATGGGCTATCAAAAGGGGTTAGACGACGCAGTTAAGCATGGTAGGTGGATAAGGGGCAAGAAATACATTCAGTGCTCTGTGTGTAATTACGACTACGCAAGGCTTTATCCAGATAACTACTGCTCAAATTGTGGAGCAAAGATGGACTTGGAGGATGAACATGGCAGTGAATGATGAGCTGATTTCAAGACAAGAGGCCAAGAAGTTGTTCGACGACATTCCGGTTTTTATTGGCCTTACCGGAGGTTGCGTGAAGGAAATGCTTGATGGCGTGCCAACAAGAATGACAGATGTTGCTGATAAGGGTGAGATCTCAGACGGATACCACACCTTTAACGAGCTTTACCATCACAGAGCGGTTTTGTTCAGTGTGGTTTGCCACTGCCATAAGTTCTTCGCGTGGAAGTCAAAGAAGCACGCCGATGGCAGTATGTACGACGGAATGTTTATCGTCGGCATCAATACCCCAAACGGGCCGGCGACTTACCATTATGACATTGATCCGTATTGGGATATGTTCGATGTGAAGGAGTTGGAAAACGCTCCTGAGTGGGATGGACATACGCCCACTGACGCGATTGAGCGAATCGCAAGCCTGGTGCATCGCCCGCCTATGTGGGCTGTGTAAATATCTGCAATGCGGTGGCGGAATAGGTAGACGCTATCGGATGGTGTAGAGATTGGTGCGTGTTGTGGGTGTGCCGGCAAGACCGGGAAAAGTGATGTGGATGGAGCGCAAAGAGCCGATAGGAACCCCCACCAATAAATTGCACGGGTCAAAATTGCAAAGCCACGGATTCCCTTCGACAGAAGGTTGCTCCCGCCGTGCAAAGCTCATGTGAGGTGCAAATCCTCACCCGCATTTTCAGATAGATCAATCACAAAAAGTAATGCAGGAGTATCCCATATATCTCCTGTCAGAACAGGAGGAGATCAATATGGGACTGTTTGTAGATAACTTCGCCGGAGGTGGTGGAGCCAGCACCGGTATTGAGTTGGCAATCGGGCGAAATGTTGACATTGCGATCAATCACGACCCGGATGCCATTGCGATGCACCGGGCGAATCACCCGAACTCGAAACACTATTGTGAGGATGTGTGGGAAGTCGATCCTGTGGAGGCTTGTGAAGGGCAACCGGTTACACTGGCGTGGTTCTCTCCAGACTGCAAGCATTTCTCTCGTGCGAAGGGTGGAAAGCCCGCAGATAAAAATATTCGCGGTCTGGCATGGGTTGCGGTTAAGTGGGCATATCTTGTCCGCCCCAGCGTAATCATGCTGGAGAATGTTCCTGAGATTCAGACTTGGGGGCCGCTTGGTGCCGATAATCGCCCGATTAAAGAGCGCTCCGGCGAAACATTTCATGGTTTTATCAAGGCGTTGACTACCGGTATCCCAGCAGATCACCCTGCATTCTCTGAAATGTGTGAAGCGCTGAGCATTACCGGAGAGTCCGATATGGCAAAGCGGCTGATCGACGGCCTTGGCTACGACATTGAATATCGAACACTGAGATCCTGTGACTACGGTGCTCCTACAACGAGAACACGGTTTTACATGATTGCACGCTGCGACGGAAGACCGATTGTATGGCCGAAGCCTACCCATGGACATAAGAATAGCCCGGAGGTAAAGGCTGGTAAGAAAAAGCCGTACCATACTGCTGCTGAGTGTATTGACTGGAGCATTCCTGCGCAGAGCATTTTTGAGCGCGATCGCCCTCTGGCAGACAACACATTGCGCAGAATTGCGAGAGGTATTCAGCGATTTGTGATTGACAATCCGGAACCATTCATTGTAACGGTAAACCATGGCGGGGATGGTTTTAGAGGTCAGAGCATCAATGAGCCGCTGCAGACCGTAACCGCAAAGCATGGATACGGTATCGTTACACCGACAATCATGTGCAATAACGGGAACAATGTCGGTGCCAGTGTGGAGTCTCCGTTGCCGACCGTTACAACCGGCAATCGAAATTTCTTGGTAGCCCCAACCCTGATCCAGTATCACAGTGAGACTTCGGAAGAGGAAGTGCGTGGGCAGGAGATTGATAAGCCTCTGATGACTGTGGATACAGCTCCGAGATATGCTCTTTCTTGTGCTCATATTATGAAGAACTACGGCGGTGGGTACACGGGAGCCGGCAGTTCTGCGGATGCTCCGTTGGATACCGTAACTGCGACGGATCATAACAGTTTGGTAACGGCTCACATTATGACGATGCGAAACCATATGTGTGGTCAGCCGATGGATGAGCCTCTTGGCACCATTACTGCTGGAACAACCCATCATCTTGAAGTGCAGGCGTTCTTGCTGAAGTATTATGGCAACGGAACTGCGAACTCAGTTGATGAGCCGCTGGATACGGTTACTGCACGAGACCGCTTTGCGCTGGTTACGATTCATGGCGAGGAATATATCATTACCGACATTCGGATGAGAATGCTGCAGCCTCGTGAGCTGTTTAATGCTCAGGGTTTCCCGGAGGATTATATTATCGACCATGACGCGGATGGTAAGGCGTATCCGAAAAACAAGCAGGTGGCAAGATGCGGAAATGCTGTAACGCCTCCTGTCCCGGCTGCAATGGTTAGAGCAAACTTGCCAGAATGCTGCACTGCTGAAACCAATGCGGCATGAGGAAATGGTGTTATGGCCGGTGCGACCGGTGTGTATGGAAATATAATGGCGGTTGCTCTGAGTGGCCGCTGATGTGGAGGTGTGATAATGATAAGTGTTCTGGAATGGATCGCGTGTCTGGAGTGGATCGCACTGGGCGTTTATGTGATTGTGAAGTTTCGCAAGCTCAACAAGCGTCTGGATGAAGCATTGGATGACATCAAGCGGCAGGAAGAAGAAAGCAAGAAAAATGTCTGCTATCAGGAATGTAATCTGGGATGTGATAGCTGCGCAAATGAAAAAGAAGATGGATGTCGATACAGAAGCTCTTGTACGGTAGCGGTTTTTAATGGAAAGCAGGTTTCCAAGCCGGCGTTCTATACGCCGAAGGAGGCAGAAAATGAGTGACGGTGTAGTCGGGTTTATCAGCCCATTTCAAAACGATCCGTTTGCCTTGGTTTGCCAAGCGTACAAAAATTTATTCAGCAAGCCATTTGTTGCGTTTTATGATCAGCACGACGATGATCAGCACAAAGAAGAGTACGGTTATACGCATTTTGTGGATGGAGAAATCCCAACCGTAATCATTTTTGCTGAGCATTCCATCAATATTCAGGTGGAAACATTCGCACATGAATTGGCTCATGTGGCAGTAGGCGTCGAGCATGAGCACGACGATGCGTGGGAGGCTGCGTTTGACGCTATTTTCCGCGAGTATAATCGACTTGGCGATGAGCTGTTCGAGAAGAGGAGTGACAATGATGCCGATCAATGAACTTGGTACTGAGGCAATGGTTCTTCAAGCTCTGTCAAACCCGAAAGAGTGGATGAGAGCGCAGGTTATGGCGCAGTTGATGAGAAAAGGCGGTAAGAAGGATGTGCTTCATCAACAGACTTGCCCGGTGTGTGGCCGAAAGCTGGTAAATACCTATCGGCGCGGTAATGAATGGAAGTGCCGTGTTTGTTGGGAGGAAGCAGATAACACTGCCAAAGCAACACATTAAACGAACGAGGTGAAATTATGGCGTGGTATTGGGTTGTCCTGATCACACTTCTGGCTGTATGGACAATTTCGATTGTTCTGGCTCAGTTTGATGAGGAATACACGCTCTACTGGGCGTGCGGGTTGTTATATCCTGTGTTGTACTTCTTGTTCTATCCTATCAGAGCTGCAAAGAGGTACGAAAATAGCAGACGGTACTATGAGAAGCAGGGTATTTCAAAAGCGCAGTATATCTTTGGTAAGCGACCTAAGCAGAGGTAATAGCTATGGACAAAGGTAATGATTACCGAAAACTATTTCGGATTGATCGCTTTGCGAGGCGTTGGTATTGCGATCATGCAAGGTTAAATCAGCTGCGGAGCGATAAGCGAGAGGCGAAACGCAAGGTGCGCCGACATCTGAAAGAGACCACAAGAAAGCATGGTGATTATGATGACTGACATTGAAAAGGCGATTCAGGAGTTTGAAGACGAAGCGTATCACCATAGTCTTCATCCTGAGATCAGCGAATCTGCAAAGGTAACAGCTCTGAAGGTTCTGTATCAATTTAACGCTTTGGAAAAAGAGGTGCAGGAGTACCGCAATGCTGCGCGGTTGTATGGGGTTGATGCCCATACAATGCTGATGTTGGCGAAGAGCAAGATCGTAACCTGTGCGGATAACATTCGTATGATGGAGCGTATGGAATCGCTTCTCAAACTGTTTGATTATGTGCCGGAGGATCTGACAGACCACGATCTTGAAATGGCGCTGATGAACTATGATGGAGATGGATCGAAGCCATACTGTGATACTGTTTATTGCGGGTTGTCGGTTCTGCGTAAATATTTGAAGGTGAGGGATGATTGTGCTGAGTGGCGAAAGAATTATGTGTTCTAAGATACCGCATGGCGCTTTGATGGATCGCACCGGAGAGGATAAAGCATGATTGTAAAAGTGTGCGATATGATTATGGGTGCCGGCAAGACCGAAAGTGCAATCACACAGATGAACCGTGATACGAGCAGTCGCTATATCTTTATCACACCGTATTTGGATGAGGTTGAGCGTATTAAGCAGAGCTGCCCAGATCGAGAGTTTCACGATCCTTGCAATAAGGGTGATGGTAAACTGGAAGATCTTCATGCGCTGCTGCGGGCAGGTGTGAATGTCGCCAGCACGCACGCGCTGTTTAAGACATACAACGATACGACAAAGGAACTGATCCGAGATGGTAACTATAAGCTGATTTTGGATGAGGTTGCCGAGGTTGTGAAAATTCAAGAGGTTTCAAAAGACGATATTGAACTGCTTTTGAATGACAAAATGATTGTTGTTGGCGAAGACGGTCGTGTCCGGTGGAACAATGAAGAGTATGATGGTGCTTTCCGGGAATTGAGAGACCAAATTCTGACCGGTCATGTAATCATGTATCACGGGTGTCTGATGCTCTGGGAGTTTCCTATTGAAGTATTTACGGCGTTCCATGATGTAATTGTGTTGACCTATATGTTTGATGCGCAGATTCAGAAGTATTACTTCGATATGAACCATGTGGAAATTCAACGCATTGGCACCGTATTTGAGCGAGGAGAGTATCATTTTTGCGATTACTCTGGCGTTCCGGAGTATGTTTACACTTTGCCTGAGCGCATTCATATCTTGGAAGACGAAAAGCTGAATGCGATTGGTGACTCTTACACCAGCCTGTCTTCATCTTGGTATGGAAGAGCGAAAAGCTCTAAACAGAAACCGTTATTGAAACAGTTGAAAAACAATCTGACAAATGTATTCATCAATAAATTTGCTTCACCAACCGGACAAAACCTCTGGACGACTTTCAAGGATTACAGGGAAGTGCTGAAGGGTAAAGGGTACACAAAAGGATTTCTGTCGTATAACATTCGCGCCACAAATGATTATAGGGATCGTGATCATTTGGCATATTGTGTGAATGTGTTCTATAATCCGATCCTGAAAAACTACTTTGTTGATCATGGAGTAGAGATACAGGAAGAGCGGTATGCTTTGAGCGAAATGATTCAGTGGATTTGGCGATCTTCGATTCGTGACGGAAAAGAAATCTGGATCTATATTCCGAGCCGGAGAATGCGTGAGCTTCTGCAAGAATGGCTGTCGGAAGTATCCGCTCTCAAAAGCAACGCAGAAAACTAACGGAGGTGATTGCAGTGCGTAACCCAAAGAAAATCGGTGAGTTTTGCGACCGGTTGAAAGCGGTGTGGGCAACAGTCCCGGATATGCGCTTTGGTCAGTTGGTTGCCATACTCCAGTCTGCGGGCGGAGATTTGTTCTACCTTGAAGATGATGAAATCCTGAAGCTGATCGAGAAGAAGATTGGAAGGGATACAAATGGATGATTTCAGAGAGACCGCCTGGGATCATATTGCAGGCGAGAAGACAGCTACATTTTCAACTTCTGAGCGAAAGTGGATCAGGTTGATTGAGAAGCTGAAGGAAGAATATCCGGATGAGGTTGATATTCGTCATGTCAATCAAGACGGCAGTATTTATGTGCATTTGCCGGCTGACTGGATGAAAATCAAGCCGAAAAAGAAGAGCAATCTCACCCCGGAACAGATTGCAGCGTCAACAGCAAGACTTGAATTGGCAAGACAGAAACGGTTGGAAGATTTAAGACAAGCTGGCGCGGCGGAGTAAACGAAAGGAGGACAGCGATGGACGCCGCACGAAAAGAGTGTATTTGGTTTGGACAATGTGGTTCTGATTGCCCAGGGCGTTGCCCAGACTTCTCACCGGCAGATGAGTCGGAGGAAGCCGAGAACTATTATCACGATATTTTGAAAGAGAACGCTGATGAATATCAAAGCGTGATTAGGGAGTATTCCGATGGAGGTGAGCTGCAATGAATAGAGCGCAGCGACGGGAGCTGAAGAAGAAGCATAAGGATATTCGCGCAGAGTTTGCGGATCGGCTGAATCGAATGTCGGAGGAGGTCGAAAATCCTCTGCATGACGGCGATTTGGTTCGTGTAGATGTAGATCGGATTACCGGTCGTAGCGATTATGCTCATACGCAGCAGTCGTATCGGGACTTTGTGGAGGGTAGCAGAGACCAAATCTTTACCGTTCGTTTGTACCGCAAGAGAGAAGACGGGTTCTCCGCTCTTGCAGAGTTGGTCGGCGTCCCGAATTGGATTTTCTGGCATGGCGACTTGATCCGAGTAAAGGAAGGGGCGTAAACCTATCAATAACTCAGTTTACATCGTGTCTGCGGATGCGAAAGATTTGTTTTTGACAAACTACTCCAACGCCAGTTGTACCGGATATAGCATCCGGTACAACGGCGGGGAGAACCGGGGTGAGTTTAATACCAAGCGTTTTTTGAATACCCTGGATTACAGCCTTGACCTGATCAAGCTGCGCGAGGTGTATGAGAAGGTGTATCGCCGTATGGATTTCACCTTCAGCAAGCATGGCAAGGAGTATTGCCGCCGCGTGATCAATGTGACCTTCAAATACAGCGTTAAGGAATACAACCGATTCTTTGACAAGACCTACATCAAGTTTGGTTATCTGCCGGAGGATGTGCAACTGACCGACAATGTTTGTATGAAGGACGGCGAGTTGATCGCTATTCGTGTGGATGACCCGGTAGAAAATCCGCTTCCCGCATCTGCACTGGGAGATCTGTTCGTATTTGATAACGGTTCATATAAGCTGGGCAAGAGCATGAAAGTCCTGTTCACCGTGGCTCAGCTTCGTGAGCGGCTGTATCAGGATGGTTTCATGTGTGATGGAATTTTCTTCCGTCGCTTCAAACGCTCTTCCGGCAGTAGTCGCGTTGGTAAATGCCTATTCATCGACGATCAGCTGTATAGCCGAATGCACCGATGGGAGATGTGCGGCCTGCGAGTGAAAGATGGGCAGGAGGTTGATCTGGCGGCGCTGGAAGCCTATATTGCCCTGACATTGAGCAGTATTGTTGGCACAATTCCGCTGCGGCCCGAAAATTTCCTTGTGATTAAGGATTATACCAGTGTTTTTCAGGATCGTGTCGTAGCATCACGCATTGGAGACGATGGCTGGTTGAAATCGGAGCCGGAGACAGTGAATGTGGAGAACAGCATTTGGGATGGTCAATCGCTGATCGACAAGAGCGCCATGGGCGGTTATGGAATGTACGGTATGATCTTGTTGCGCAACCGCTTTTTCAAATCGGCTTGTTTCAACACAAACATTCGGCTCTTTTTTGAAGATCGTGGTATCACCGATGTCTCTCAGCTGAATGGTTTTACTCTGGCAAAGTCTCTGGATGACATTAAAATCATTACGACGCCCAGCAGTATCAAGTATCTGAAATTCGGTGCGCTGGAAGACTGGCTGCGGATGCTGAACGAAGATGGCAACTTCGGTGTAGTGAAGCATGAGAAGCCAACTCATTTTTTCGATGGGCGTATGGTACAGATCCATTATCAGCTGCTTAACACGCTACAGATGTCTCAGGAAGAGGTAGATTTGCTGGTAAAGCCGTCGTTGGACTATCTGCGGATGATTCAGACTGACCCGGCAGTGCTACGGTATCATATCCGTTACTCCGGTGAGGACGAACCGATCGGCGCAGCTTCTACCACAAACGATGTTGTATATCAGATGCTTGGCGTCTCTGACCGATTTGCGCAGACCAAGCTGTATTACACATTCAAACAGGATGTGGTGAAGTCATTCCGCAAGACACTTTCCAAAGGGCATATCTTGGTGGATGGCAACTACTCTACGCTGTTGGGCAATCCTGCAGAGATGTTGATGGAGGCCATCGGAAAGTTTGATGGCACCAGTCAGATTGGCGTGGGCAATATTCACAGTAAACGGTTCAGCTTCAATCAGACTATTCTTGGCTCACGCAGCCCTCATGTGACCATGGGAAATGTACTGCTGACCAAAAACCGTAAGAATGAGGCTATTGAGCGTTACTTCAACCTGACAAACGAGATTGTCTGCATCAATAGTATCGGCGAAAACATTCTAATGCGGCTTTCCGGTGCGGACTTTGACTCTGACACCATGCTGCTGACCGATAACCCCATTTTGGTACGGGCAGCAGAGCGGAATTATGAGCGCTTTTTGGTGCCAACCAGTATGGTGGAAGCCAAGAAGGTGGTGCGCCACTACACTAAGGCTGAGCAGGCTGACTTGGATATCAAAACATCTGTCAACAAGATTGGCGAGATCGTGAATCTGTCCCAAGAGCTGAATACTAAGCTGTGGGATGAGCTGAACGGCGGGAAGACCTATGAAGAGGTGGAGGAGCTGTACTGCGACATTGCCAAGCTGGATGTATTGAGTGGCATTGAGATCGACAAGGCCAAGCGCGAGTTTGCAGTGGACAGTGTGGCAGAGATTAAGGCGCTGAAGCGGAAATATGAGACTAAGGATGACGATGGCCGGCAGATTAAGCCCAACTTCTTTGGCAAGATTGCCCGGATGAAGGGATATTATGACAGCAATCGGAAGAATTACAAATTCCACGATACGACTATGGACTATCTTCAGCATAGTCTGAATGCGTTTCGTGCGGGATGCCGGCAGGTATCATTTATTCCCTTTGCCGATTTGCTGGTATCCGATGAAGATTATTCCAATCGTAATGTAAAGTACCCGCAGGTAGATCGTATTTTGGCGCTTGTAAGGAATATGCGGGCACAAATCCAAGCAGTTTGGGATAGTACCGATGATGGACTGGAGAATAAGGATAAGACAGCTCTGGTGACGGAGATCCGAGAGGAATGCTACAGATACATTAAGTCGATCCAGCTGAGCCGCCATACGGCATATCGGTTGCTGTTGGCGATCGAAGACCCGGCAAACAAGGACATCTCTCGCAGTCTGTTTTATATGCTCTTTACGATGCCCAACGACAGCTTTATTGAGCTGATTGAGGAGAGCAGGACACCTATCTCAGTGTTGACAGAAGATGAAAATGCAGCCGGTAGCATTGAAATCTACGGGTTCCGGTTCCGCAAAGACTCGTCGATTCCGCCGAATATGAACGGGGTTATTTGTTGAAAATATACAAAAATCACCTAAAAACGGTCGAAAAATTCTGAACTGGGTTATGCAAACCGACGAACTCAAACGGGGATTACGAAAACAAAAAGTTTAGTCATATAGGATAGAAATGAATACTCTATCCTAATTTATATGAAAAGGATGAATTTTTGTGATCCCTATTACCAAGGAAGAGAAAGACCTGTTGGTCAAGTTGTTCCCCCGCCAGAAGTTTCCCAGAACGATGAAGCAGGACTCTAAGCGACATCACTATTTCTGCACAGAGAGCGAAGAGCTGATGCGGGCAATCGCGCATAGCAACTCTCAGGCGGCACAGTTCGTTAAAGAGGCTGATCAGCGTAAGGAGTTGCGTGAGGCGAGAAAGAAACACTTTGGTGATCGCTGATGGCTTTCACGGAGAAACGCGAACAGTACAAAAATGCGGTTCTCGATCTTTCTGATAAGACGCTGACCGAGTATGGACGCGACGATGTGCGCGTTTACAGTATCGAGGAGATTTTGAAGCGTTGGGACGGCGTGCCCGATATTGTACTGACTATTGAACGGCGTGTAGATCTTCCGCCGACAGAAGAGAGGTGAGACTATTCGTGAACCCAAAATATGAGCGCAGAGAGGGAGAGGCAGACTTTGACTATGGTTTGCGCCTGATCGAAATCAAGGTTGAACAAAAACCGGATGATTTGGATTGGGAGGACATCGTAGAGGCTGTTGGCTTAGATTGTCACAGAGACAGTTTGCGTAAAGCGGCGTCTGTAACTCCGTATTCTGGATATGCTGTGGCGCAATATTTCAAACGGAAGTTTGCTGCTGCAGACAAACCCAACCAAGATGAATATCTTGGCGAACTTGATTTTAAGATCATGGAGATGCGTAAAGAAACAAAGCGCTTTTATGATCAGCGCAGAGAGTTCCATAAGCTGGTAGATAGGCTTGGTCGTGAAGAAAACTTGGAAGACCGGCTTGTTGATGCCGCAATCGCTCTGAATGAGCAGCTGCCGCTTCGTGTGGACAAAAATGTTTGCTATACATACGACGACAACGAGGCAATTCTGGTGTTCGCGGATTGGCACTACGGAATGAAGACAGACAATATCTGGGAAAAGTTCAATACGGAAGTCTGTCGAAATCGTGTAGAGCGGTTGGTCGAAGCGGCTGTCGAGCGTATTCGATTGCACCGGTGTCGCAGGCTGCATATTCTTCTGTTGGGTGATATGGCTCATGGTGCTATTCATACCAGCGCCAGAGTTGCCTCCGAAGAGCTTGTGTGCGATCAGGTGATGCAGGTTTCTGAGATCATTGCTCAAGCAGTAAATGCCTTGGCAGATGAAGTTGAAGAAACTGTGGTACACGCCACATATGGTAATCATTTGAGAACCGTTCAAAACAAGAACGATAGTATTCATGCCGACAATATGGAACGACTGATTCCGTGGTGGCTGGAGCAGCGTCTTGGTGATCGTGGAGATGTGGTTTTCCCAGAGGCGGAATACTACGAGTTCCTATATTTTGATGTTTGCGGCTACAACATCTGCGCTACACATGGAGATCTGGACAATGTGAAAAACGCAGGCCGCACATTAAACACGCTGTTTGTAAAGAAATATGGTTCTGAGATTGACTATGTAATCCTTGCAGACAAGCACCACAAAGAAGAGTTTGAGGAGCTTGGCATTGAGAGCATGATTGTTCGGAGCTTGTGTGGTACTGACGAATATGCAAACGGAAAGCGTCTGTATTCTACACCAGGACAGCTGATGATGGTGTTTAAGCCGGGGATCGGCGCAGATGCCTATTACCAGATCAAATTGAATTGAATAGGAGCGATAGTGCGTGATCAAGAATGATTTGGTCAATGCTCTGTCTGAAATGGACTATTGCAAAAATCAAGCAAGTATTGTTATCAACGATATTTTCAAGGTGATTGCAGAGGCGCTTGTTGAAGGTGAAAAGGTGACAATTCGTGGCTTTGGAACCTTTGAGGTCAAGACAAGAAAAGGACATCTGGTACAGGATGCCCATACAAAGCAGCAAAAAATGATGGATGACTATCAGGTTATTGTTTTTAAGCCTGGTGATAACCTGAAGGATGCTGTGAAAAGTCACGACCCCGGCAAGCTCACCCTTCTGTCCAGAGGAGAGCAAAAAAATATTTGAAAAATTTAATGCGTTGCTATTGACAACGGGAGCCAGCTATGGTATAGTATGAACATAGCAACGCATTAACTTATTCGGTGTAGCTCAGCTGGAAGAGCGCTCGTCCTGACCGGGCGGGAGGTCGTGGGTTCGAGTCCTATCACTGGATGAAACAGAAAGCGGTGGCGCATCACGCCGTAGGTTCGTATGCGCGGTCATGTTGCGGTGATCGCAAATATGCTGGTGTAGCTCAGACGGTAGAGCAGCTGATTTGTAATCAGCAGGTCGGGGGTTCGATTCCGTCCACCAGCTCCATGTACTTTGAAAACTTAATCTCTGAATCATGCTTATGATCAACTCTGTGAACAAAGTGCGTCAGCACTCAGAGACACGCAGTAATTTCCGTTTGGCTTACGAGGGATACCTTTTATTGCTGGGCGGCTACGATGCAGCGATGTATCGTAGGGAGGCGGAAACCGCCAAGAAAAATGCGTAGTGCTTAGAGTTATCGCTACAAAATGCACGGAACTTTCGGGCGCAGCAATAGACGCTTCCGGTGGAAGAATAAGCCTACGGGGTTATGGTGTGGCAACCATAATGACAGAGGTAAAGCCAACAATGCGCTCCCGTCTTGAAGCCGAAGAAATTCGGCTATAACGAAAGTCGCCGGTTAAAGTAGCCGTATGACGGTAATGTAAAGGTTCTTTTGAAGATATGCAAATTGGAGTATTGCTACAAAAAAGAAAATTTCTGAACGAACGGTGAAATTTGCGGGTAAGCAGTCCCGCGCAGGACTCGTGGTTCGGCCCTTTCAGGGCGGGAACTGGGGCAAGAAGTTAGAGGTCGCTCCTCGAAGCTCAGACTTGTCTCCCTGGTGGCAGAAGATTGGAAGAAGATAATGGAGGTACGGCGAAGGCCGGATTGTGGGTATGATTGAGGGATTAAGTTTTTTTGATAGCAACACATAAAACGAATGGAGAGAACGAAATGGAAATCTGCGTAAAGTCGGATCGCGGCGGCGTTTTGCCGAACATCCACATTGATGGTACGATTGACAAACTCATTCTCAACTTTGAGAGCGTGCCTACAAGAGACATGGTAGCAGACTGTTCTTGTGCAGTAAAAAGTGCGGATTTGCTTACCAATCCTCTGTTGAGAGATCTGGATCATCTGTCTTGGGATGAGATCAATCGCATTGGTGTTTCCGGTAAGGCAAGAGCTACATTCGCTCTTGGTGCAACAAAGCATGACAGAATGAAGAACGGCTTTGTGGCAGAATGGAGGATTATCGGTTTCGGACATGATGATCTTGCTGACGGCAGCGGTAAGGCAGCGATCTCGTGGGATATGGTCAAGGTCTACAAGGAAGAGTGGGCTATGAATGATGACTATACCAACGCGGGTGGCTGGGATAAGTGCAAAATGAATCAGCGCATGAACAGCGAATTGCTGTCTCAGTGTTCTGACGAGCTTCAGGCTATTATCAAGCCTGTTATCAAGCTGACCAGTGCCGGCAGTCGCAGCAGTGAGATTATCAAGAGTATCTGCAAGCTGTGGCTGAAGAGCGAAAAAGAGTTGTACGGTAGATGTTTCTACTCTGCGCCCGGAGAGGGTAGCTGGTATGAGTATTACCGTCAGGAGGATGTACCGTATTATGCGGAGAACGAAGACGGTGAACGGGTATGGCAATGGCTCCGCTCCGCCTATTACATCAGCTACAACATTTTCTGCTTTGTGGACACTGGTGGTAGCGCCAACTATAACTTTGCGAGGGGTGCTTACGCTCTCGCGCCCGGCTTTAGTTGCTAATTCGTAAATCCAATATAATATCCCGCTCCGAAAGGGGCGGGAAAACCTGGGGTCATAGCTCAGTTGGGAGAGCGCCTGCCTTGCAAGCAGGAGGTCGGGAGTTCGATCCTCCCTGGCTCCACCAGTAAGATGTGTTGGCTATGTTGACGCTTGTGTGGTTCAGCTCATTACTTGACTGCTATCCCTGTCAAAAGCCTATCGGCTGCAGACGAGGTTTTTCGGACGCACATCGTATCGGGACATAGCTCAGTTGGTAGAGCGCACGACTGATAATCGTGAGGTCGGAAGTTCAACCCTTCCTGTCCCGACCATACAGAGGGTGTAGTGCTAATTGGTAACACACCAGATCTGGGATCTGGAATTGCGGTTCGAATCCGACATCTTCTACCAGTTTTCTTTTGGGCACTAACAGCAATTTTATTTTCATAGGCTTGATGAAGAAAAAATGTGCCTGACAAATTGAGACGCTAACAGCAATTTTACCAAAATCAAAACCTTTTACTTTTTGACAAAATATGCGTCTCATAAATATTGGCCCGTAGCTCAGACGGTAGAGCATCCGACTGTTAATCGGACGGTCGTAGGTTCGAGTCCTACCGGGTCAGCCATATTGGTGTCGCAACGCACTGCGCCTCAATGATTGTCTGGATGGATGACAACGCCAATTATATACTGCGGGGTAGAGCAGAGGTAGCTCGCCAGCCCCATAAGCTGGAGGTCGCAGGTTCGACTCCTGCCCCCGCAACCATGCCCATCCGCACGACATACTGAGGCGGAAATGAAACCTTCGTGTTTGGCAGCGATGATTTATCAGGTTTAGGAAATCTGATGACGGGCGGAAAGACGCTACACCCAAGGCTTTTGACCAAGTTAGGTTTGGGTTGAAAGTAAACTGGCGGAGAACCATCACTCCAAGAACTGGTGACACTTCGGAAGAAAGCGGAGGTTGCGCCTTTTGGCGCATACGCCCGGTTAGCTCAGCTGGGAGAGCATTTGCCCTACAAGCAAGGGGTCGGCGGTTCGAGTCCGTCACCGGGCACCAAATATGCGGAAATAGCTCAACTGGTGGAGCGCCGTCCTTCCAAGTCGGATGTTGCGGGTTCAAGTCCCGTTTTCCGCTCCAATATGCCGGTGTGGTGGAATGGCAGACGCGGGGGACTCAAAATCCCCTGGTAGCGATACCGTGTGGGTTCAAGTCCCACCACCGGCACCAAGGCGTATCTGCATTAAATCACAGCCCCGCACCATTTTTCGGTTTAGATGGTCACTTGACCCGGTGCCTGCACCGGGATGAGAGGGTTGCAGTCACGAAGTACAAGTGATGTGAGCCACGCAAACCGGATATGACAGTATGACTGGAGATGGTTCCAGCACGGCTTCATACGCCGTAAGACGCAGGTTCGAGTCCTGCTACTGTCACCACGGCTTTCCCATTCTGGGCGAAACGATATTCTGCATGGCGGTGGCCTTATGAGCGAGGCGTTAATCAGTGGGGCTGACATCCACTACCGTCAAAGTCAGCTACGATACCGTAGCCAAGTTGGTAAGGCGGCGGGCTGCAAACTCGTGATCGCAGGTTCAAGTCCTGTCGGTATCTCCATATTGGGGTATCGCCAAGCGGTAAGGCACGGGACTTTGACTCCCGCATTCGCTGGTTCGAGTCCAGCTACCCCAGCCAGAAAATAAATGCGGTGGCGGAATAGGTAGACGCTACGAAGGGCATCGGAAGAACTCAGACACGGTTCAATTCCGTGGTGCCATTGGTTCTCTGAATATATGTGAGGTGCAAATCCTCTCCCGCATTGTCTATAAATGCTCCCATCCTCTAAATGGAATAGGAGGCTGGCCTCTCAAGCCGGTAATACGGGTTCGAATCCCGTTGGGAGTACCAAAAAAAAGAAGGGTGAGCTGGATGCCGAGAAAGGCTGCTATAAAAGGCGAGGTCAAAGACGCTAAGATCGTGAAAAAGCTGCCGGCAACGGAGAACGGGCCTGGTGTTTTGTGTAAAACGAAGTCCGGTCAGGAATACACGGTTAGTTGGTGTTTGGAAAAAATGCGCTTCACGCTTTGGCGTAAGGTAGATGGCGGATACCAGCATCTTGGTACTGCAAAGTCTCCGTTGGATTTGTATCCGCAAATTCCTTGGGATAAATAATTCCATCTGGTGCGTTGGACGAATTGGTAGAGTCACCAGCCTTTCACGCTGGAATTTGTGGGTTCGATCCCCACACGCATCACCATAGCAACCTAAATCGGTTGCGAATCAAAAATGCAGCCTTAAATGGTTGCTTATATATGGCTCCGTAGTTCAGAAGAGTAGAACGCCGGCCTGTCACGCCGGAGGTCACGGGTTCAAGTCCCGTCGGAGTCGCCATGTGGCTGTAGCTCAATAGGTTTAGAGCGTTGGATTGTGGCTCCAAAGGTTGTGGATTCGAGTTCCACCAGTCACCCCATAGGGGTTTGATGTAATTGGTAGCATGACAGTCTCCAAAACTGTTCGTGAGGGTTCAAGTCCTTCAACCCCTGCCAAAATGCCCGATTGAGATAACATATCACGGCTGTGAGTGGCGGTCGGATTCCAAGGTGGCCTCCTGTGAAGGAGTGACCGGGCAATAAAGAAAGAAGCGGTTAGGTGGCGTTGTACCACTGAGGGCGTTGCGGAAGCTGCGCACAGGCCATAGCCGCGAACAGTTGAATTGGTTCAACGGGTGTGCTTTGTTACATCGAAATACCTTGGTAGACTAAGACGGGAAACACTAATCCCCCTGCTCCCCGATAGAAAGGCTGAAAGGACTACTTGCTTGGCACAAGAGGCTAAGTTGTGGTGGAAATATGGCACAGCGTAAAGGTGTGTGGTGAGGCCGGGAGCGGAGTCACTTTTACAACAAAATATAGGGGAGCGTCAGAGTCGGAGAGCTGGGGCGGTCTGTAAAACCGTTGCCTTTTGGCTGAGTGGGTTCGACTCCCACCTCCCCTACCAATAAAAGATCCTGGGAGGACAGTTTCGCCTGTTGGATTATCCGGTCGTGAGAAACTATTCGACGGGCAGGAGTAGAGTAGCCGTGCCCTGTGCTTAGTAAGGAGTAGTGCCCAGAACGGCGAATTGGAAAGCAATTATGAAATACAAGCCGCACTGTTTGTTGAGTAGTAATTGTGAGTATAAACACGGTGAATCCTATATGGGGGTGTGGCCGAGTCCGGTTGATGGCACCGGTCTTGAAAACCGGAGGCGGGAAACCGTCCGTGGGTTCAAATCCTACCGCCCCCGCCAACGGGATGTGTTGATATTTACCATTTTCTAACGACCCTATGATAAACGGTACGAAAAGGCGTTACTCTCACGAAACGAGGGCGGTGGTCTACTGTGCTGACCTGTGATTACCGATAACAAAAAATGCACATACATATGGAACAATAGCTTATGAGGTCTGAGCGGCAGTCTGAAAAACTGCAGGATGGTGGCTCGATACCACCTTGTTCCACCACCCGAACGGGAATTGCATAGGTTGACGAACCTCCGGTGAAAGTCCGGCGCAGAAACGCGATAGACCTAACTGAGCTGCTGTGAGCAAAGCAGGCAAGCCGATCAGGAGCGCGGCGGGCTGGTATGCCCCAACGGGACTTCGAGAGCCTGAGAAAGCATACCCCTCTAAAGGTGATCAGCAACGGAGGCTAAATAAGTGTAGTAACCGTGCAAATCGGATTTTATGCGCCATTAGCTCAGCTGGAAGAGCAGCGCCCTTTTAAGGCGTTGGTCAGGGGTTCAAATCCCTTATGGCGCACCAAATTGAATAGAAATCTTAAAACCGCCTTGATGGGCGGTTTTTTCATGCTTAAAGAAGGGAGGTCGCAGCGATGGCGGCAAAAAAGCAGCTGATGAAGAAACCGTCAGCTCCAAAGGTGAACAAAAATGCGAAGCCCAGCGAGGTTGAGCCGCGCATTGATAATGACGAAGAGTATCGCTGTACCTGCTGCGGTCACAAATATAAGAAGCAAGAGACCAATTTTGGATCATCAAAATCACCGTTGTTTAAGGGGAATAATGGGTATCTGTCTATTTGCAGACATTGTATCGCTACTCTTTATGATCAATATATCCCGTTTTATGACAACGATGAAGATGCCGCTATGGAGCGTATCTGTCAGATTACTGATATGTATTTTGATCCTGACATCTGGGCGATGTCTCGAAAAATCAGTACAAGTAAGGACGGAAGAAGTAGAAACCGTGTAAGCACTTATATTTCTAAGCTGAATTTGAAGCAAAGCGATGGCTGTAATACTTATTCAGACACATTGATCCGCAGATGGGAAGCGGAAGTGGAGAATGTAGAGACAGTGCAAGAAGCGGCCAAGAACGACGATATTGCGGTTTCTGTTGAAACTATGCGGCGTTTTGGTATGGGCTTTTCAGACGGCGATTACGATGTAATGCAATCTGAATATGATAGCTGGATCGAAAAAATGGGTGAACCAATGGATAAGCGACAGGAAGAGCTGTATGTAACCATGTGTTATATGAAGCTGAACTTCCAAAAGAGTATCCAAGCGGGCAGCGCCGGTATCGGTGCTCTTGCTAACGCCTATAAAGCCTTTATTGAGGCTGCAACGACAGAAATTGAGGATCGTAAGAAAAAGGCAGAGGCAGAAATGGAATTGAAGCCGATTGGTATGCTCTTCCGTGACATTGAAGAGTATTGTCCGGCTGAATATTACAAAGACAAAAAATTGTATGCGGACTTTGATCATCTGAAAGAGTATATTTCCAGATTTATGGCTCGTCCGCTTGTCAATCTGTTGACTGGCTCCAAAGAAATGGACAAGGAGTTTAACCTGTCTGGATCGGAGGAGTGATTATGGATTACACAAAGATCATGGATGAGCGTCAAGCACATCTCCATGAACATTTTCCTTCCAGCAGTTATCTTGGTGATCCCAACCGTGTAAAAAAATTGCTTGACTGGATGACTTTTTGGCGGAGAAATCCAAGTCGATTCGTTCAGTATTACTTTGGTATTGTGCTTCATCTGTATCAGCATATCATTCTGTACCTGATGGACATTTATCCAAGTATTTGCATTGTGGCTGCGCGAAGTGCTGCAAAGTCTTTCATTATCGCGGTGTATGCTTGCAAAGAGGCAATTTTGCGTCCGGGTGCAAGAATTGTTGTTGCGTCTGCGACAAAGAAACAGGCAAGACTGATTGTTTCTGAGAAAATCAAGAAGGAGATCCTGCCAAGATCTCCGCTTTTGCAAGAAGAGATCGACTCTTTTAAGGACAGCCAAAACGAAATTGAGGTAATTTTCAAAAACGGAAGTTCTATCGTAGTTGTTGCTGCAAACGACAATGCTCGTGGTTATCGTGCCACGGTAATGATTTACGAAGAGTTTCGTATGATTGCGAAAAATATTATTGATACGGTTTTGTCTCCGTTCTTGTATGCGCGACAGGTTCCTTTTATGCAGTACGAAGAGTATGACTCTTTGCTGGAGGAACCAAAAGAAGTCTTTATTAGTTCTGCATGGTATCGTAACCATTGGATGTGGGGCACAATGAAGACCTTCATTAAGGATATGCTGCGTAAGGATTCTTCTGTTTTGATTGCAATGGATTATAGCATTGCGTTGAAGCACAAGATCAAGACGCGTAGCTTCTTGGTGAAAGAGCGCAAGAAGCTGGATGCGGTTGCTTGGGCGATCGAGTATGAAAACCAAATGATCGCGGAAAACGCTCATGCGTATTTCACTTACGAGATGCTGAACAAGAATCGCGTGTTGAAGCGTCCGTTCTACCCAAGAAAGAATGACGATGTGCTTTCTCGCGTGAAAAACAAGTATGCCATTCCAAAGCAGAAGGGTGAGATCCGCATTGTTTCATGCGATATTGCACCAGAGGGCGGAACTGGAAACGATAACTCAATCTTCACCTGTATTCGCGCTTTGCCAGAGAGCAAGGAGTATAAGGCGGCGGATATTGGCGGTGAACACATTGAGGTCAAACAGGGTTATCGCCGCCAGGTTGTCTATATGGAACAGCAGACTGAGTTTGAGACAGTCAAACAAGCTATTCGCATTAAGCAGCTCTTTACTGACTTTGATGCGGATTATTGCGTATTGGATACCAGAAATGCCGGTGTTGCAATTTTTGACTCATTGGCGAAGGTATTGTATGACGAGGAGCGCAATGTTGAGTACACACCATGGACTTGTATGAATGATGATAAGTTGAAGTCCCGTATTGTGATTGCTGGGCAGGAGGAGGTCGTGTTCTCTATCAAGGCACAGCTGGAGACCAACAGCAAAATTGCCGTGTGTATGAAAAATACTCTGGATGCTGGCATGATCCAGCTTATGGCGAATAACCAAGAGGGCATTGAGGAGCTACAGCGCATCGTTCCTGAATATGCCACAGCAGATGTGGATACGCAGATTGCCTATGAGCAACCGTTCCTTGAGACAACCGCGCTGGTCAATGAGATGATCGGTCTGGAATATACGGTTATGAATCAGACGGGTTTGATCCGAATTGAGGAAAGAGCCGGCGCAAGGAAAGACCGATATACTTCGGTTTCCTATGGCAACTATTTTATTGAGCTTTTGGAAAAAGATTTGTTTTCTGATAGCTCTGAATACGAATATGTAACACTTGTAAATTAAGGAGGTGAAGATTATGGCAGGTGAATCAAGACTTCGACTGTGGAGAAGCAAAGAGCCGCAGGCTGAGACTGCGAGTGCAGCAACAGAGCAAAACGCGGCGTCTGGTATTGAAGAAGCGGTTTTGCATGAGTTCAATACACAGTTGGGCGCTGCTTATCTGAATATGATGAGTGGGTATTCAAAGGGATCTGCTCCGTATTCCACAAGAGAAATTTTGGATATGGCGAAAGACCCAATGCACCACATGACAGAGTTGAGACGCTGGGCGAAGTGGGCTTATTATTCCAACGGTACGGTAACAACGGCTGTTGACAGCCTGACTGGTCTTCATTCTCTGGATTACATTGTCGTTGCAAAACCCAAAAAGGCTGGAGCAGCGCGCAAGGGCTATCGTCAAAGCGCCGACCGGATGAATAGCGTATTGAGATCAATGCGCTATAAGGAGGTTATCCGAGATGCAATTTTCCATAATGCCAACGAGGGTATGTATGTCGGATATATGGAAACAAGGACGGTGCCGGTAGAGCATAAGATGGCATTGACCGATATTGATGTTCAGGGGATTACTGAAATTAACTCCGCTGGCATCAACACGATTGTGATTTCTCTCCCACTTGAATATACAAGAATTATTGGCCGCAGAAACAACTGCTACGAAGTAGCGTTTGATCTGCGGTATTTTCAGGGGATGAGGGATGACGAGCGTAAGCGTAGGCTGCAGGGTTTCCCAAGACAAATTCAAGAGGCATGGTCTAAATTTGAACAGGGCGAATTTCCAGACGGAGCAAGTTGGCTGAGATTGGATTGGCGTAGAACGATCGTAACTAAGATCAAGAGCGGCCAGAGCGATCCTTATGGTGTGCCTTTTGCTGTTGCAGCGCTGGATGATATTGATTATGCAAAGTATTTTGTCAATACAAAACGGCGTGTGCTGGATACGGTCAACAACCAAATCTACTATGAGACATTCCCGGAGGGAAAGGAAAAGGGTACTTCTGCACTGTCAAAAACACAGCAGGAGAACCAGCACAACACGGTAAAACAGGCGCTTACTCAGCGGAGCAGTGCTACCGGTATCTCCTTCTTTTCATTGGCTGCTGGTACACATATGGATCGACTGCCTGTGGATATTTCATTGTTGGATGAAGAGAATGAGAACGCTATCAAGGAAGATGTCAATGAAGACATCGGAGCTAATAACGCTGCGAAATCTTCCTTTGTTGGACTTGGCGGTTCTCTTTCTGGCCTTGGAAAGACAGCCGGTGTTGCATGGAAGAGCCTGAGCAAATTTTCTAAGATTGGTCTTATTA